TTATTTTTTCTTGAAAATATCGGCGGTACCGTGAATTTTGTTGTTGGTGTTGCCGGAAGTCAGCACCAGAACATCAGCACCTTCTTTATCGGCTTTCTCGATCAGCTCTTTTTTCGCGTCGTCTACCGAGACTTCATTGGAAGTGCTAACCGTACCGATTTTTTCATACTGTGATTCCACTTTCTCAAACTCGTTTTTCGTCAGCAGTTCAGCCGCAAAGGTATTGGTGGTAAACAGAAATGCAGCGCCCATCAAAATAGCAGTCGTTTTTTTCATAACCTTTTTCCTTGAGATTAATCAGCAACTACGAAAAGCCCCACGAGTATGAGTGAGGTGATATGAGCATGGTAGAGGAATAGCAAAATTGCCATAGGGTAAGAAAAATACTGTTATAACAGTCAATTGTGCTGTGAAAAATGTGCGTTAACGCTACTTTCGCGAGGGGTATTTCATGGAGAAAATCAGCAGGACGTCGCGCAGGCGGCAATCTGTGAAATTTAATGGCACGCCCTGTAGGATTCGAACCTACGACCTACGGCTTAGAAGAACGTAGAGTACTATTTAACGCACTGTAATATCATTGGTTTTTCCGCGCTCGCTACGCATTTGTGTCATTACGTGTCGTTACCTGCTTTCTCGTTTTCTTGTGATACATCCATGCATGACACATCTATGACACAGAGAATGCATAGCCATGCCACCAGACATCGCTATGTAATTTCCCGGTCCCCCAACTTTGCGTAGCTCCTTCCAGTTTCGTAACACGAAGCTTTACGCCTACCTCTACCATCAGCATAATCCCCACCGATCCGATTGTAAGACTTAACCAGCGCGCGCTACTTTTTCTCCCTGCCCTATACTTTCAGTCTGTCTGACTGGAGGTTTCTATGTGTGGACGTTTTGCACAAGCCCAAACCCGTGAAGAATATCTGGCATATCTGGCCGATGAAGCCGATCGTGACATCGCTTATGACCCGGAACCTATTGGCCGATTCAACGTCGCACCCGGTACCAAGGTCCTGCTACTGAGCGAACGCGACGAGCAACTGCACCTCGATCCTGTGTTCTGGGGATATGCACCCGGGTGGTGGGATAAATCCCCTTTGATTAACGCGCGCGTCGAGACGGCGGCCACCAGCCGAATGTTCAAGCCTCTCTGGCAGCATGGCCGGGCGATCTGCTTTGCTGACGGCTGGTTCGAATGGAAGAAAGAAGGCGACAAGAAGCAGCCCTACTTCATTCACCGCGCCGACGGCCAGCCAATATTCATGGCAGCGATCGGTAGCACGCCATTTGAAAGCGGCGATGAAGCAGAAGGTTTTCTGATTGTGACGTCCGCAGCTGATAAAGGCCTAGTCGATATCCACGACCGCCGTCCACTTGTTCTTTCACCGGAAACTGCCCGCGAATGGATGCGCCAGGATATAGGCGGAAAGGAAGCTGAAGAGATAGCTGCCGACGGTGCTGTGCCCGCCGACAAGTTTATCTGGCACGCCGTTACGCGTGCCGTGGGGAATGTTAAGAACCAGGGGCCGGAACTAATCGAGGCAGCACAATAAAAAGTTAAAGAAACCAGGCGCGTTCTAAATGAGCGAGAAGTGAACATTTAGATAGGCATCGCCTTGCTATCCGCCCATATTAAAGCCGGATTTTTGAAAATCTCTGTAGACTTCCGGATTGTTGAAGGCCGGGAATTTAGCTTTATGGGCTGCTGATTCAATCGCTTCGCAATAGGCTTTATTACCATTGCTGGTTGATATTTTTAAAGCCGTGCCATCCTGAGCAAATTCAATATGCAACCTGCATTTTTTTCCCTTCCATTTCTGAGGCTCATCAAGTTTGTCATTTATTGCCGCCCTGATTGCCCGAGCTTGCTTACCCCATTCATCCTGATCATCCAGCGTCCTGAACTGCAATTACCCGTAGCTGTGGTCTTATGGCAGTCAGAAGGATGCAACGGCGCACATCCCGCGACCAGGCTGAACGCAATGGTTGATATAACGATTTTCTGTACTGTATTAGACAATCCCATATCTTGCCCCTAAATCCCTTTAAACCTCAGCAATATTGGCACATTCTTCCTTCATTCTGCCATCTTTTCAACTACTAATTTTTTTGCAATCGCAATTCTTCGTCCCCTTCTGGAATAAAGCGGACCAAGACATCAAGAAAATTTATCGGACTCTAAGCAAATCTGAATATCTCGTGGTATATCGAGGCGACAGCATTTCACGCTTCATCTGCCACTGCTGCTGTATACCCTGCCCGGCAAAATAGAGCGTGCCCTTTCCGTCCTTTGCATTCAGGTGATCCAGCACTTCCATTAACTTCTCGCTACCAGCTCGAGGCGCACTGTCGTCAAAAAGATTTAGCTGGGCCACGCCCTGGCTGAAGAAGTCGCCCAGCATGACACCCGCTTTCTGGTACCGGTGACCGTCCTTCCATATTTTGTCCAGACACTTTACCGCGGCATTGATGATGTCTCTGCTGTCCTGAGTTGGCGTGAGCAGCCTTACCGATGCGCTGTTTCCGTAATACGGCTCATTAAGGGCAAATGGAGAGGTCTTGACGAAAGCGGAGATAAAACGGCAGTACTGATGCTCACCACGTAGCTTTTCAGCTCCACGGGCCGCATAACTGCAAATCGCCTGCCGCATGTGTTCATAGTCAGTAATACGTTCGCCAAACGATCGGCTGCATACAATTTCCTGCTTTACCGGGGCGAACTCCTCCAGATCCAGGCATGGCTCGCCGCGCAGCTCCCGAACGGTTCGCTCCAGAACAACGTTAAAGTGTTTACGGATAATCCACGTGCTTTGTTCTGAGAGGTCTAGTGCCGTTTTGATGCCCATAGCGTTCAGCTTTTTGCTGATGCGCCGACCAACGCCCCAGACATCCTCTACAGGAACCAGTGCCAGTAGTCTTCGCTGCCGGTCGACGTTTGAGAGATCGACCACCCCGCCCGTCTGCCGCTGCCATTTTTTCGCAGCATGGTTAGCCAGCTTAGCCAGCGTCTTGGTCTGGGCTATTCCTACGCCGACTGTGAGATGTGTCCGCTGTAAAATAGTCGCGCGGATCTCTTTCCCGAACTCAGTCAGGTCACGGCAATTCCTTACGCCGGTAAGGTCGCAAAAGGCTTCGTCTATGCTGTAAATTTCCACACGCGGGCTCATTTCTTCCAACGTAGTCATCACCCGGCTGGACATATCTGCATAGAGCTCGTAGTTGCTGCTGAAGCAAACAACCCCAGCTCGCCGGAACAACTCCTTCTGCTTGAAGAACGGCTCTCCATCGCTATCCCGGCAGCCTTTGCCTCGGCGCTACGTGCTATTACGCAGCCGTCATTATTCGACAGAACGACAACTGGCCGCCCGCGCAGGTCGGGTCTGAATACTGTTTCACAGCTTGCATAAAATGAGTTCACATCGACAAGGGCAAACATCACATCACCGGATTGTCGTCGTCATCCCTCGCATGATTGATGAAGAACGTCAGCCTACCCAGCACTTCCACTCCTTCAAGCGCTAATCCCTCAATCGCTTCACCATCATCCGTAATGAGCGCCTTGCCCATGAGTTTTGCAAATTGTGTGTGCCCGTCGCACAAAATTAACAACACATCTCCAGGTGTCTTTTTCGTTGCTGGCTCTATGACCGCAAACCCCACATCCGTTTCAAGCACCCTGCTATCAGCCCCCATGTTGCACAGAATTGCTGGGGTTAGTCGGCGCTCAATGTAGTCTGTTGCTGGTGAAGGAAATCCCATTAAAGAACCCTCCCCATGTTTCTCAGGATCCAGTACCTGTTGTCGCTACCGTCTGTCGTCTTGTCAGCGAAGCCTGGCTGATTGCGCTCTATCCATGCATTGGCGTCGGCTCGGGTGAAGTGCCAGTTAAAACCACGCAACTTTTCTATAAAGCTGTCTGTTCTCAGGTAGCGGTAGCCCTTTGGGTTAAGCTCTATGGCCGCAATAAAGGCGGCCTGTATATCTGAAATTCGGGGCATAATCTGCACTCCCTTTATTACTGTGTTTATATACAGTAGTTTCAAATGGAATGCAGATCAATTTGGGTTCGCCTATTAATTTTTAAGGCTGAATGTCCTCAGGCTGCTCTGTCAGTTCAAGAGAAGCTTCGGAAGCTCTTGTTTTCCAGATGCTATCCTCTGGCATATCGAGGCGAACGTCGATCCAGCTGTTGGCAGGAACATCTATAGGAGCCCCTTTCGTTTTAACAATTTCGCCTTCTTCGCTGAGTATGTATTTCCGCTTAAAAAGCCGAATCGTCAGCCCACCGCTTTCTGTCTGCTCTGCTTCAACAACACCCAGTTCCCCCATGCCGCCAGGGTCCATTGGCGGCAGCAGCTGCCAGCCTTCTGATGCCAGGCCTGCCGAACCTGTCAGCACATAAACACCAACATCGACCCGGGAAATTTTGATTCCTTCAGCTTCGGTGTTCGCAGTACCGCAGCCGCACCATGCAAAACCATCCTCGGATATATCCGTGCGCTGGTTCTCTTCCTGAGACTTAACAATGCGAGCAACAGGCGATGCCGCTTTTAGTGTGCCATCACTCGCCTTAGTTGTATTACCAGTGTCGTAACAGGTTCTCCATTGCCCATGTACACCACCTTCAAGTGAACGATGAATAATGCCATATGTTCCCCGGCCCGCTATCTGATAAGCATATGCATCATTTGCATGGTGTGAAATACTGACACCAAAAAGAACAACATTACCGCCCTGAAATGCACCATTTGAGTTTGAGTTGAATTGATTTTTTCCTGCAAGCGAATCCCATGATAAATTGAGCGATTTCCCACCAACACCGAAATCCCCCTCAGAAAGCATCTGTCCTGTCGAGCTGTAAGCATCCCGTGTCGCGCTACTTCCCAAATCGAGGTTTGTGCGAGCGCCAGCGGCATTCTTTGCGCCGGTCCCTCCCTGCTCAATGCTGAGAGCTGTTTTCAGCCCAGAAAGGCTGGTAATGTCGCTGTTATCCCCTTTCTTCGCCAGAGATTTTTGACCCGGCACGGTAACGACATTGCCGTTGATAGTGATGGTGACATCAGATGTCCCGTTCATTACATCAGCGAACCCGCTCATGTAGCGCTGGTACATCGTGAAGGTTTCAGCGATATCCTGCGCCAGACCATCCACGCTCAGACTGTCACTCAGAAGAATGGCAAACCGGGTTCCAGCGGGAACAGTTGGGTTAGCTGCTGGCGTTACGGTGAGACTTGTTGCGCTGCCAATGGTGGTAATCTGAAATACCTGCACAGGGCTGGTCATTGCAATAACGGTACATCCGTTACGAATAAGAGATCCAGCAGCAGTGAAGTTTGTGCCGGTACCTGTAAGGGTGTTTCCGCTGATGGCGATAGTGCCAGTACTATAAATCATGTTTTCTCCAGGCAATAAAAAACCCCGCCGGAGCGAGGTTGATTAAAAAGACAGTTTATTCAGACGTACATATCGGGTAGAACGGGAAGGTTCAGTGGCGTTACCGTGTCATTACCAAAAATTGCATACCGCTCGCGCCCCAGATATTTCCCACCCTGAACTGAAGCACTGCCGTTCTGTATTTTTATTCCGAACATTCTATACACGTACATGCCATTTACTTCGTGAGCCATCAGCCCGAATCTGCCCAGCGGAACATAGCCGCTGCCGATGCTCACGGCATTTTTCGAAGGTGTCCATAGCTGGTTGAGGTAGACGAAAGGCCGCTTTGTCGTCGAAAACGTGCAGGCCCCGGCTGCATTGAAGATGTTGAGCCCGGTGCCCGGCTCCGGCGCCACGCCACTGGCAAAGATGACAATATCTATCGTGCCGGTCGTTGGAGCATCATCGTTGGTGGATGGAGGGCTGAAGAACCTGACCGTGTTGCCATCGAAATCGACGGTGTTGCCGCTATTGCAGCGCCCAAAGACGATATATTTGGACTTGTCGTACCCCGCTATCGTGGGAACTGCCCAGCCGCCTGTGGGGACATTGACGGTCCCCTTCCAGATACACTGCCCTGACTGCGTGGCATTGGTTATTGAGGTGAAGTCAGTGCTGTTGCTGATGAGAAGACCCACACCACTACGCTGGCCTGACGGAAATATCTGCCAGAGGCTACCGGGGAACGTGTACGTACTTTCACGCTCACTGATGCTTACATCCTTCATCGTGGAGTTCTGCGTCACGCGGCCACCGGATATGGTGACCGAGTTCATTTTATGAAGCAGCCCTGAATCAAGATAAGCCGTCGCGTGAGGGATAAACAGCACCTGCGCCCCGGAAACATAACCGGCAACATCAGCGTACTTGGCTTTCTGGTAGCCACTGTCAAAGTTGGCCCCAAACGACGGGCATCGCAGGCCCGCAGTTATCTCCATGCGCTTTCCGCCGTCATTTAGTTCTATCAGTAGTCCTGTCGGCATTTTATGTCCACGTCCCCAGTACGATGCGGCCGCCACCCGGAATATTAATGGTTACGCCATTACCATTAATCACCGTTGTGTTGCCGGAGCCATTGAAAGAAAAATTACCGTTTGTGGCGTAAATCGAGCCGCGAACGGTCACGTTGTTAAACGTCGCGTAGCCAGATTTGTTGATGTGCCAGCCAACGTTCCCGGTGCCGTCCCAGGTTGAAGATTGGATATAGCTGCCGATCTTGGCGTTTCCAATCGTCCCGTCTCCAATGACCGTGTCCCGGATTATGGTCTGCCCGTTCTGGATAACGAACGGAAGCGTAACGGTCGCTCCTGCCTGGTGAGTAACGGCGAAGCGGTCAGCCAGGAAGATAACCTGCGACTGCATGCCGGACGGCGTATTCTCCACGCCGATCCCCATCCCTGCCGCGTAATACTGACCATTGCTGGATAACCCGACCTTGATACTGTACATCGCCTTCAGGTCCCCGTTAACGTTCGCGATGGCCTGAGCGTTAGTAGTAATGGCTGACGTATGCCCGTTGATGGTCGCCGTAATGCCGTTTATCTGCGTGGCCGTGGCCTGCTGGTAATCGGAGAACGTCTGGTTCAGGCTGTTGATGGATGCCTTGTTGCCGTTCACGTCAGTCTGCAAACTCAGCAGCGAACGCGCCGTTGCCTCCCTGTCGCTTGCCATGACGTTATCAATACGATCGATGCCGGCCTTGCTGTCACCGTACTGCGCGCTGAGTCTCACCTGCTGATCAACCTGCGCCAGCGTACTCGTTATTAGCGCGATAGCGTTATTCTGGATGCCGCCGCTGGCAGTATCGGTTCTTGCTCCCAGCTCCTCCAGGCGGGATGCCATTGATGAAGTCGTGTCGGTGACAACCTGTCGCAACGTGGTGATATCAGCAGTGTTTTGTGAGCTGGCTTGTTCAGCTGCATCTGCCTTACCTGATGCAGCATCAGCTTTACTCGAAGCCGAATCAGCTTTATCAGAAATGACCTGAGTACTCGCAGTGAGCTGATCAACAGCAGTAGCCCTTGCCTGAGCTTCATCTGACAGAGCCTGCCTTACCTCGGTAATTCCCGCTACGTTCTGCGCTGTTTTTGCCTCAAGACGGGTAACATCCGTTACGCGTGCCTCCGTCTCAGTAGCGATCACCTCCCGGAGCTGTTCGAAAGTCGCAGAGTTAGCGCCCTGTTGGGCTGTCTGGCGCACGACAACATCGGCAATAGCCAGCGCGTTTCCGATGATTGCTTCAGCGGTCTGCTTGTTCGAGCCAACCGCAGCAGCAAGGCCGTCTGCGTTCTCTTTGATTGCATCAGCCAGTTCTGCCAGTTTTCCGCTGCTGTCCACCGCGTTCTCGATCAAGTCTTTGAACGTATCGGAGCCTTTCATGTCCTCCAGGATTGCATCGGTGATATCGGATACATCGATGCTGGCCTGCCCGCGCACCCAGTCGGTCCAACCGCTCTGATTCCCGATCCTGTCGACAAGCCGCGCCTGGTACCAGAATTCCTGCCCCGCCTTCAGCCCCATTTGTTGATAAAGTTTCTGCGGATACGGTACAGATGCCAAAAGCATCGGATTCGAACCGTCAGCAGCAATGCTGTATTGCAGCTCAGTGCTCAGGGTGTCGCCGGTATTAGCCGGGAATCCCCAGGTGACGTTGATTCCGAATACGACGTCTTCGGAGGCTTTAAGCCCGACAGGTTTGGGTACATCACCCGCGCGTCCCTTCAGGTGTGTAAGCGCGGAAGTTGCCCAGAGACTCGATGCACCGCCGGAGTTGATCGCGCGTACACGGACCAGATAATCACCCTCGAAGATGCCAGGCACTTCGATATTGCGAAGACCGGTCTCCGGTACGTTAACCCACTCATTGTCGCCGCGCTTCCACTGCACCCGATAGGCTATGACATCCGCCTGTGGTTTGCCGTTCTTGTCGACCGGCGCATCCCAGGATGCCGTCAGGGTAGCCACTCGATGCCCCTGGCGCACTGCATCATAGCTCGCTACCACGATATTGGTCGGCTGGTTGACGAGGCCGGTTGGTATCAGACTAATTGGCGGCGTGTCCAGGCGGGCATTGTTATCGACCGCATCATATTTTGATGCATTATATTCGGCCCCGGTGACTGTGAAGGTGTTTTCTTCATCATCAAATTTCAGGTTCGTAACGCGGAAGTATTGCAGGCGCAACTGCCCGGCATCGATGACGAATACAGCGTTGGGTAACGGCTCTGCCGTGAAAGGCGTGGCGACCACCAGCTGCGTGCCGTTTACGGCCTGGATCACCCTGCTTTCAACGGTACCGCCCCGTGTGCGGATCATCAGTGTGTCACCCGCAACGGCACTGGTTCCCCGATCGGTTGTCACAGCCTTCAACCCGGCGTTATATCCGGTTATACGCCCGCCATAAACACGCCCTGAAAGGCGTTCGTCAGCAAATGCAAACACGGTACCCGGCACGTAGACATAGCCATCAAGCCCGGTCTGTAGCGTAATAATCCGGTCGAGTGAGTTGGAATACACCGCCCACCCGCCACGGCGCTGTGCTTCGCTCTCGCGCGTACAGCCGATTGCGGTGATCTGCGTCTGTTTAAACTTGAACTGCTTAACCAGGTCCGGGAACATCACTGCTGTTGTGCGGTCCTGATAATGATTGTCAGGGTCGCTGAAGTTAATCAGCGCGCTGGAGAAGCGGGTCTTTTCACTGCCGCTCGAGTAAACCGGTTTGCCCACCACCGAGGCGCGGGTAAGGATTTGCAGCTTCGACGTATCCGCCGGCATGTCCGAGACAACATTAAACATGTTGTTGCCCCAGAACGTCATGCCATTGAACCCTGCGGCGATGTCTTTGATTACCTGCCACGCATCTGCCTGCGACTGGATGTAGACATCAAACATGAAGCGCGGCTCGGTACCGTCACCACCCTTCCCGTCAGGTACTTTTTGATCGCAACGCTGGGCAATACGGTAAAGCTCCCACTTATCCAGCATCTGCGCCGTGACGCGTCGGCCAAGACCGAAACGCGGCTCAGTGAGCACATCGAACCAGATCCATGCTGGGTTATTCGTCCAGCCCCACTTAAACGTCCCGTCCCATGTGCCGCTATAGGTTCTGGCTATCGGATCGTAATTCGAAGGGATGCGGATAATGCGCCCCTTAGGCTTACAGGAAACCTTCGGGATATTGTTGAACGATTTGGCGTTGAACGACACATACAGCAGCGCCGTATGGGGATAACGCAGGCGCGCATCAATCACCTCAGTGATTGCCTGTACCTGCGTTTTATTCTGCAACATCTGGCTGGTGCTGTCGTCGGTGTCGCGTACCACGCGGATCTGCCAGCCTGTACTGGCTTTCGGAAGATTAATGCGATGGGTCAGTTCATAGAGAGAACTGAGTTTCTCTGTCACGGTTCTTGTCATGACCGTAGAGAACGCACCACCATCTACAGCAAGATCGATATGGTACTTTACGGTAGTGCCGACAATATCCCCGTCGTTTTCCTGCTGCTGCAAACCCGGAATACCAATGCGAACGAGCACAGCGTCAATCTGGGTGTTACTCAGCGCGCGCGTCCAGGGCGTGGCTTTTGTCAGCGATACGCCAACCGTAGTTTCGTTCTCCACTGCGGGAAAACCCGGAATCGGCGTCTGGGTCTGTGTTCCCGGCCGAAATTCCCAGGAAACGTTTTCAAAGTTCATCGTTCCGTCGGCGTTTCCCAGCGGCGTACCGTCCAGGAAAATGCTGGTCGCATCCAGACCACCAGCAAACTCACCTTCCCGAGCGCCAGCAGCATGCGGCAGCGCGCCATTGACTGCGCCGAATCAGGCTGTTCTACAGGTGTGTGCTGCTTCTGGCTGCCACCCTTTGCACCAGTGATCGCTTCCATATTAAATCCATAAAAAAAGCACCCGACTGGGTGCTTGATATTCAGAAAGGTGTTATCAGATGTCTTCGGCGACTATGCCAGCGCTGATGATGGCGCCGCCAATCTCGCGGACGCCATAGAGAAGCGCGACCGGGTTTCCCATCGCAAGGGTATTCACTGAGCCACCAAAGGCATAAGAGGGTTTATTGTCAGGGTCGTCTCGGCCCTGTAACCCTTTGGGCTGGGGCGAAAGCATCTGGTAGATACCGCCGGCCATCATTGACGCGCCCGACATCGCAAGGCCTGTGCCAAACGTAGCTAAAGCACCGGAGCTAAAGTAAGAAATTGCGATACCAGCCACCACCATTACAGCGCCCAGGATGGTCTGAAATACTCCGGCTTTTTTCGAACCTTCCATAATCGGCGCAATGCGGATATCACTGTCTCCTGTCAGCTCCTGGAAGTCCTGAGTGCCGATATTCCTTTTTCCGCGGAACACGGCGAAGGTCATGCCGTTTTTTTTGGCATTCATCAGGTAGTCTTCCAGCCCGTCGAAGTTGATACACAGGGCTTTGACCGCTTCGGCAGATGTCTGAACTGCCAGTTTGTGCACGCGCCCGAACCGCGCGCCCAGTGCGCCATACAGACGAATGGTGGTTAAACGCGCCATGGCTTTATCTCCTGCGGCAGGTTTTTGTGACGAACGCAGATCATCGTGCGGTCTTTGAAATAGCCTCGGGCATACGGGGTAATGCAGGAAGGCTGGCCGTAAAGGTGATGGAGCAGTTCACCTTCTTCAGTGATGATGCCCGCATGGTTCCACTTATCGGAATCAACCTGCATGATGACCATACAGCCTGGTGCCGGATCGCACTCGACGAATCCTTCCCGCTCCCAGTTTTCGAAATAGAGATTGTCCGGGTACTGACTTTCCCACCACGGGTAATCGACGCGGAAATCGTTCAGCGTGACGCCCTGAATGGCGTGCCAGTCCATAATCAGCCCCCAGCAGTCATTCGAACCCAGGATAAACGGACGTCCGATAAGCGGCACCGCCTCCGGCATTATCTCGGCGTATTCATCCCTGTCCGGTGAGTAAATACCCCAGATCACGCCGGAGTTATTGCACTGCTGGCGGTCGAGATCGGACGGTATAGGCCGGGCACCGTCGCCCGGGTGGGAGTGGATGACGCGAATAATCGTCCCGATATCTTCGGCGTTAGCCCAGTGCTCGCCGTCGATGCGAAAATGCTCTGTCGGATTTTCGTGCGTATTCGGCACGGGAATGTAGCGCTGGCGACGGCCAGACTGAATAACGAAGCCACAGCACTCACGCGGGGATTCCTCCAGTGCATGCGCCCGGATAGCTGCCATTATGGTTTTATTCATTGGTACGTCCGGTTATCGGATAAAGAGAACGGTTGCCGGGAAGCCACCAAAATCGAGGATTGCCGCGTCAGGGTCTGCCAGGCCAGCGCCAAATCGTTTACGGCAGTCACTGAGGCAACCGCCACACACATCAAGGGCAGGATCTGATACTGGGTTTCCTTTAGCGTCGAAATACGCAGTGCCGTTATAGGTGCATCCATCGCCGCTGCGATACTGACCGCGCAGCGCCCATTCACAAAGCGATGTGATTTGTCGGGTGGGGATCACAAGGCTCTGCAAATCGGCTGGGCTGCTGAGTGCCCAGGTAACCACCTCATCATCTTCGGAGGTTTTGGTGTCAAGCCAGAAGGTCTGAAGTGTGAACATTGACGAATCAGCTGTCGGGTTTACGCCACCAGGGTAATTTACGGCATCGAGATAGACCGCATAGGTATCGATAATGCTCACTTTTGCGTTAACCATGTCCTTAAATTGCAGACACAGCGCAGTGATATGGCCGTCAAGGTTTGAGACGCTGAGAGTGGGCTCCGCCGCCTGGTCTGTTGAAAGCTCCAGGCCTGAAACCTGAAACGGCCAAAAATCGTAGGTGTTGCCACCGAAGACGATTGGCTTGGGTCCAAGCCTTTCTTCATCTCCATTGGCAGCATCAATTTCTTCCGGTGTATGGGGGAAAGGTGCGTAGTGGAATCGGTGAATCCCGCCACTGAACTCTGAGGCGTCAACTTCAACCAGGCGGACCCTGCCACCCGGCGCCAGCATAGCCGCCTGATCGACTAATGCCATTATGCGTACACTCCGTAAGCCCGTTTGATGGTGAACGTCAACTCAGCATATTTGCTGCTGATCTGCGTTTTACGAACCGAATCGGCTACGACGCGGTAAAGCCCCTTTTCTTCACCTGGTGGCGTAATGATGAAAGCCTTCACGGTATGAGCAAGGAGGAAATCACGAATCCTGTCCACTTCCGATTCGGCGCCTGTGTGCTTCATAGGGATCTGAATAGCCGTGCTGTTAATACCGTTGTCAGCAACCTGCTCATAGCCATCACCGAACTGTGCCGCGCGTACTGCCTGGCTATATTCAATCGCACCAGCACCGAGCTGCGAGCGCCAGCTGTATGTATCAACTGCCATATTTACTCCATAAAAAAACCCGCCGAAGCGGGTTGTGTCTGTAGTTTGACAGGCGAATTAAAGTCAATCAGGGTAAATAGCAAAATCACCTACTGATCCAAGTCCTATTCTATAACTAATTGTTTTACCCTCGGAAACCTTGCCAAATTGCGCCGTTAGGCCGCCATAACAAGCCCCTGTGCCTTGCGCACCGAAAACATGATCACCAGGGCTCAGAAATAGCGTAACTTTTTCTCCTGCCTCAAGATCAGCAATTGGCTTACTGTCAGCGAATACCCTTACAGAGCACAAGCTACCTCTCAACCCGCCATCCCGTTTTATAATGACCTGACCACTTCCATCCCTGTTGGTTGTAAAAGATGGGTCAATTAAACGCTGGGCCGGAACCTCTTTGGCCTGCTCATTAGATATAGGTTTGGTGGCACACCCAGACAAAATGATGATGCCCATGACCAAAATAAGATTCTTCATGTCCCTATCTTCCCTCGGTGAAAGCTCGGACTAATCCTAACAGTATTCGGTCAATGGAAAAACCCGGCGAAACTGGCTACCTGCCTTTACTGAAGTTATAGATCATGCCGCCTGGTTTCAGGTGCTTCTGGATAACCTGCAACGCAGCGTTCTGCATTTCATCGGCGAGCGCACGGCCCATAGCATCACCAGAACTGGAGGTATGAGCCGTTGCCGAACCACCAGCATCGACGTTAACCGTGGTGTTAATGACCGGAGCCATGCCACCACCGCCCTGAGCGCGCACTCCCAACCGTCCGGCAGAATCTTTTGCCAGTGGCATGATCGCCTCCGCTCCTGCTTCAGCAAATACGCCCCTTTGGCGAATTTAGACGCTCCCTGGAAGGTAAAATACTGAGGAGTATCGTATACACCGTTGACATACTTGCTTAGGCCCGGCGATTCATAGACACCGCCTTTAGCATTAAAGGTTAGCCCAGCAGCAGCGTTAGCATATGATCCGCCAGGAGTACTGCCGCCTTTACTGCCACCGTTTATCCAGCCCATCGCGGCCTGTACTGTATAGGCCACTATAAGTTGGTTGGTTATCTCGAGGATCATCTTGAGCATAGATTTGCCGAACTCTTTAACTGACGCGGTGCCAGTTGTCATAAGTTCAGTCAGCATGTTGCTCAAGCCGGTCAGGGTGGAACTGGCGACGTTCTTCACGGCATCATAGGTATTCGTGGCGGCGTCAAGATATTCATTCCAGCCAGCAACAGCCCCTGCTTTCCAGTCGCCACGTAATTTGTCCTCTTCGGCATAATATTTCCTGAGAGCCGCCAGTTCTTTTTTATAACCGGCATCGTCAAGCTTACCGCCACCGTTGAGCCAGCCCTGGCGAAGCTGCGCCTCTTCCATTATGCGCTGCGTTTGCCGACTGCTGAGGCCTGCACTGTCGCGCAATGCATCGGTTTTTTCCGACATCTGCGTGACGTATTTATTCGCCTGCTTCGCCAGGCCGTTAATCTTCTGCTGCGCCTCTACTTCCTTATTCTTCTGATCAACCACCTTGGCGGCGTTCAGAATGGCCTCACGGCTCGACAGTAAAGATTTCTCCTGAGCAGTCAGCGCGCGGGTTTTGGCAGCTTCATCCAATTCAGCAAATCGAGATTGCTGTTTACTGAACTCGGTATTTTTAGCGTGGGTTTCGCCGGTTTGTCGGAGGGTCTCGAGCGTTTCAGTTAACGTTCTGGCCTGGGCGCGGTAGTTCTCCAGGGTGCGATCGCCAGCTTCCAGAGTGGCTTTCGCCTCTTTGGTCTTTTTGGCTGAGTCTTCGGCAAGCTTCGATACCGCATCCCTCGATTCGCGGCTCGAGCCACCCTCCCCTTTAACGGTGACACCTCGCGCTTCGGCTTCATAGCTCGCCTGTGCGTTGGGGCAGTTACGCGTTTCCAGAGTTCATCGTAGCGTTTTTTATTCGCCGCGATCTCTTTGTCAGCTTCAGCCCCGGCCTTCTTCATGGCTTCTACATCCATGCCGAGGAAATTAGCCAGCGCCCCGCCACCAGGAATTTTCTCTGCCCAGCCAGCGATTGTGCCAGTGAATTTGGCGTCCAGTGAAGTAATGTTGAGGAAGAGGTCTTTAATCGAAGCTTTAACAAGTTCGAAGATATCGATGATCTGGTTTCCCCAGGCGCGCACGGTAACACCTATCTCACCAAAGGTGTCAGAAGCGCTCTTCTTCAGGCTTTCCCATGTTCGACCGATATTATCGGTCGCGTTGTTGGTCTCCTCTGCGCGCTTTGCCATGACGCCAGCAAACAGGTTAATGGCTTCGGTAACAGCCGCCTGCTCACCCTTCTGCTTACGAAGCTGGATGATGTGCTTAATCATGGCCTCATCAACGAAACCATATTGCTCATTGAGGCTGGCCAGCCCTTTAACCGGGTCGCTGACAATTTTGCCGAAGTCGGCCATTGCCGTTTTGGTATCGTTTCCGGCCTTACCCATGAGGGTGATGGTCGTTGCGATCTGCTTCATCTGGCTGGCGGTATATTTGCCAGTATCGTTCAGCGTAACCAGCGTATCGACGGTGGAACTGATCGATGTATTCGTCTTGCCGGCCACCTCCTCAGCAGCTTCGTTGAGCTGCTGCATTGAAGCAAAGCCAGCCCCTCCCATCATAATGACCGAGCGGGCCACCAGGTCGAATTGCTCTGATGAATTATATGCTGCGGCAGCCAGCAGGCCGATTGTGCCAATCAGACCACCAAGTGCGATCGTGGTTGGGTTAATCATGCCAGCCATGCTGCGGATGTATTCGCCGACGCCAGACAGCGCCCCCTGAACCGAGCCGAACTGGTCTTTAATCTGCCCGCCCTGTTGCAGCAGGATCAGGAACGGAGACTGGCCGCCAGCCAGCTGCGTAGCGATATCGGTGAACTGTGCCGGAAGCGTACGCATCGCTGCGCTGTACTGGCCAACAGAGATTCCAGCGCGCCGGGCAGCAGCTTCCTGCCGGGATAGCGCCTCTGGCAGTACGTCAGCGACACCAGAGAGGCGCTCACGCGTCTGGTTAAGGATTGTGTTGAAGTGCTCGAACTGCGCGCCGTTAATGCGCCCTGCTTCGAAATGGGCTACCAGCTGTGCGTGCTGTTCATCCAGTGAGTTGAACGCACGGATTGTCGGGTCGATGGAACCCAGCAGGTTCTTTAACGCTGCGGACTGCTTCTCTGCCGCCTGGGTAGCGGCTAATTCGGCCTGAGCGCGCGCCGCGGCTTCTCCGGTATCGGTCAGCTTGAGACGGGTGTCGTCCAGGATTTTGTTGTAAGCCTGAAAGGTCTCGGTATCCAGGAAACCTTTGACCTGAAATTTCCGCAGTGATTCTTGCTGCTCATCCAGGCGGTTTAAGGCCTTGGTAACCGGATCGATATTCTCCAGCAACCCCTTGAGCGCGTTCTGCTGCTCCTTAATACCTTCACTACCCTGTTTCGCAGATTCAGCGCCAGCGCGAAACACGCTATTCAGATCATCTGCTTTATCTACAGCACCGGCCGCCGCCTGGCCGAGTTTATCCAGTTCGTTGCTGGCTGTTTTCAGGTCAGAAACATCGGCCCGCAAAGTAATCGAGGCGATCTGGTCTGTCATTATTTCGTCTCCTTATGCATTACCTTGAGAGCCTCACTTTCCATAATCTGAAGATCAGCCATGCAGGTCGCCGCATCCTCAACCCCGTGTAACTCGAACATCCAGGGGAGAACGTTGTAATCCAGTCCAGTGGCCCCGCTCGCGCCGACGCGCCACTGGGTTGCCAGGGCAGAGAAGATGGTGAAAGACTTCCACACAGAGGGAAGGATCCCCACCTCTTCCTCCACGTCCTCAGGCGTCAAACCAAAAGCGCTCAGCTCCGCGAGCGTCGGTCCCGGCGTATACAACGCTGCGGCGACCTGCCTCAGTTTTTTTCGCGAATCCCCATCAGCTCTTTGGTGTACGCCATGCCGATGCTGTCAAAAGCACGCGGATAGTTTTGCAGGAGAACAATAACGTTTTCGCGGGTAAACTCGTCAGGAAGAGCCCATCCTTCGACAATTTCCATGAGATAGTCAGCTTGCGGCTCGATAACAGCCTTTTTACCTTCCGCAGCCTTTTGCATCTTCGCATCCATGGAACGCAGCTCTTCAAGCGTTTTATGGCGGAAAGTGAACGTCAGCTTGCCGTCTTCGGCACCAGCGCGTGGAATGCTCGCGGTTACAGAAAAAGTTGGGTTGGGGATCAGAGAAAATTTGGTCATTTCGGTTCCTTAGAAAACAAAAACCCGCCGTAGCGGGTTGAATATTCGTGTGCGTGATGGGGGGTTATCGTTTGAACAGCAGACCGCCTGGCTTGAGCGCCTTTCGGAGAGCATCGTTCACCGCATCGTGCATCGCCTGTTGCAACCCAACTACTGAAGCTGTTTGCGCATCAATCTTTGCCTGGAGGGATGCGAACAAATCGCTTTCACGCACAGCATCAATGACGGCCTGCTTCGTTTCATCGCCAAGCGCGATATTTATCTTCGCTTTTGTTACGACGGCGTTTCCGATAATTGATTGAGCGGTTTCATGCACCGTATAGCGATCAGCCATAAACTCAACGTTGCTCTGGCCATCTTCAACACCGATGGTCATGCCAGCTTCGTGTGATTTGCCAACGTTGTTGATATTCAACTTCACGTTATAGTTCGTAGACAATACGCCACCGCCAATCAGCGCTTCGTGGATGTAAGCCTTGCCGGTTTTATCGACAAACCAGCCACCTTTAAGGCCATGAAGTGCGCAGCTGTTACGGATCTCTTCGTCCAGCGCCTCTACAATTTCTCCGACATCGACAGAAGAAACCCCTTCGACCCAGTCACTGGCTCGCCAATCTCGTGCTGAGCCATCCTCTGCAATTGGACGCAGGCGCACCTGCAATCTCTCACCAGCTTTGAGGCCGGAAATAAGGCATACGGTAGCTGGCCAGAAGATGCGTTCTTTCATAAGTCGGCCATCTTCATGAAGGTATTGCAGTTCTAGCACCGCGCAGCCACCCGGCCATTTCCATTCGACGTCCACACCAAAAGGTTTGGGAGTGGTTTTTACGTAAGGGACGATTGAAGGTTCTGACAATTTAATTTTCCTTTTAGACGTGAGCCTGTCGCACGGCAAATCCGCCGAAAGTTAACGGTTTGCCCAGGCTCACAGCTGAAAGACTTTCTTCGATGTGCGCGTGCGATGCGCATAAAAAAGCCCGGCGTACCGGGCCTGATTAGTTAGCTGATCGTGACAGTACACGCAGCCGAGGTGATGGTTTTGCCCGCGGCGTCGGTGACTTCACAGGTGTAAACGCCAGCATCACCGGATGCGACAGACGAAATGTTGAACGTCGATGCGGTTTTGCCCGGAATAGCGGTGCTGCCTTTCTTCCAAACGTAGGTGTAAGGTGCTGAGCCGCCCTTCATTACCACCGCCAGATCCAGCGCTGCGCCTGTAGCAACCGATTTGGTGGCCGGCAGGTCGGTCAGGAACGCCAGCGGCGTCACGGATGAATCGGCGATCGGGTAAATCTGCATGTCCGATTCGAAGTTCATGCGCGCCTCGTTACTTTCCACAGCGTTGATTTCCGTGCGCGGAACGCGCTGGAACGAGACTTTGGCTGAGTAGAAACGATCGGCTTTGCCGCGTGGGTTATGGAACCAGACCGCGGTGGTGTCGCTGGATTCATCGAGGTCAATGAGGCGTTTGTAGATCGCCAGTTGAGGGTCATGTGCAAAGGTGTAAACCTGAACCACCGCGTTTTTAAACGTTGGGATAGTTCGCGCTTTGTCATCTTCCAGGAACTGCACGCTGATATTCTGCTGGTCACCACCTTCAGTTGACAGTGTCATCACCTGAGGCATGGTGATCCATGAGTCGATTTTGCGCAGCGTGCCCGCGCCAGTGCCTGCCGGGAATTTGGTGGTGTCGGTAGTATCGAATGCTTCCAGCACGATTTTATTACTGGTCACCGATTTGACGCGCAGCACCATATTATCGAGCTTTAACCAGCCGGAACTCACCTGAACTACGTCACCGGCCAGAATGCCGGAGGCCGATGCAACGGTCAGTTCGCATTCCGTCGCGTTAGAGGCAGCGGTAAAGGTGATTGGGGCTTGATAGGCCTTGGCCACGTTCACACGCGAGCCGTTAGGGATTGCGAATGCCATAGCACTCTCCTGAATTTAGCTAATAAAAAACCCGCCATCTGGCGGGTCAGTAGTCAGCGCGGTACTGCATGCTGACGGGAATGGTGTAGGTTATGGAGCCACTGGACCCGTTGGGCGCCGAGGTTGGCCGGTCCTGGATGGGTTGTCTCACCTGCGGCGGCCCATTGATGTAAACCGTCAGATTACCGTCCACCAGCGGCAGTCCTTCAGGGAAAGCATCTGCCACCGACTGGGCCAGCCCTCTCGCCTGAGTCACGCCTGATCCTGCGGTAGTAATGATGTTTACCTGTAATATCCCCTGATAGGTACGCATCAGACCTTCTATGTCCTGACCTACAGTTTGTGCAGGTAAAACATAAACACGGGCGTATGGCGCATCCGGTGGATCGAATACGATATTCGGCCAGGCGATCGGCAAGCCGAGAGAGGCCGAGATTATGGCTACCCGGCTCTCCAGCAGGTCAGCTATTCGCATGGACTGATCACCGACCATTGCGTACCTCGCTCATTGCCTCTCGGAAATATTGCGCAGCATCCAATGCGGTCAGTCCGACCATGCCGCCGGGCGCCTGATTCGAATGACCATTCTCCAGCGCCTGGGCATATGGCAGGTTATTGGTAAAGTAAATCGAGTTCACCTGCCCCACCCGGAACACTTCAAGCACCGCCAGCCCGCGGGTGTTGGAACCCTGCCCGGAAGCATCTGGGGTATCGTTCGTCTCTGTAGGCTGGCTGTCGAGCCCCACATACCAGTTATTTTTGAATCGCCCCCGACATAACCCTCTGGCTTTTTGATGTCCATCGAATCGTTGACACGCAGGCCTCGCCTGAGCCGCCCTGCTTTTGTAAGGTTGGCCGGATCATCACGTAGCGCCGCGTTATGCTCTCGCACGGCGGTGTTATAGGCTGATGCCGTCTGGTTTACCTGCCAGATTTCTGGCTGCCCGACAGGTGACATGTCCACCAACCGCCCGAGGATTTTGATACCCGTCCGGCGGACCGCCTCCTCAATCTCCTGCTTTGAACCTTCTACGAACAACTGAATGGCAGCCAGGAACGGCTGATTTGCAGAACTGGTCATAATCAGGTCCTCAGCTGGATGTTATAGGAAATCAGCACGCCTGCGGGCTTAACCGGATTCGGCTGAACTACGCGCCACTTTTTGCCGTCGATATCAATGAGGTCGCCAATGAGCACTTCCGTTTCAAACGTGGCCGCCAGTTTCTTATCGCCCGTAGCAATCAGTGAACCGTCGATTTCACGCGTGGAGTATTCGGTGATAACGCCGGTAACGGTCGCTGTAATTGGCTCGGTGATAACCTCTTTCCCGTACTGATCGCGGGTGGTAGTACCTCCGCGAGTCAGTTGGTAGGCTTTGCCGTTCTCCGTCAGCAGCCGCGTTGCCGTGGCGCGCATGCGGCGATAGTCGATTGCCATGCTACCCCCTTTCGATCCGGACCTGGTTGCCGCCGACCACAAGCCCGCGCAGCGAGGAATAGAACCAGGGGAATGATGGAGTAGCCTTATTCGTTCCCGGCTCGTACTGCACAGAGACCGCCCCTTGTACGCTCTCAGCTATGACCGCGCCGCCACCGGAGACCGACGGCGTGAGATCAATCTCCTGCGACTCGATAGCCAGGCGGCATTGGGCATCAATCAGGCGCTGTGGAATAGCATCATCCGGCAGGTCCACGCCATCGAAGCGTACGCCGGAGCGCGGCCAGGATAGAGGCTGAGATGCGCTGGAGCGCTGACCACGCCAGGACCTTCCTTCCAGAAAGTCCATCGACTGCATCAGCATCTGGCTACACTCGCCATCTTCGGCAGGAATGGTGTATCCGCGCGCAGCGGCAAAGACCCGCAGGTCGGACACGCTGGCGTAGCTGTTAAAGTCCGGCGAATGGGGATCGGCAACCAGCATGGTTATTCCTCCAGACGCCAGTCCAGCGCCAGCCAGTTATCCACTTCAGCAGGGTGAACATCAGCGCGCAGCGGACCGCCGGGGAACTCTGGGATATCACGCACCATGACCACCAGCTCAATACCTGGCTGTTCCTGCTGCTGTTCCTGCTGCTGTTCCTGCTGGGCAGGGTTATTATCAGCGGTCTGCTGAGCTGCAAGCTTTTCCGCTTCACGCTGCGCGCGCTGCTCTTTTGTTAATCCGGCCATCGGGCCTCCTGAATAACAAAGGGGCCGAAGCCCCTGGGTTAACCCATGATGATGGTGGAATGTTCAGGCTGAACGGAGGCCACACCCCACGCCACACCAACCTCGTAACGCACCTGACGGTACTGGCGGTACAGCGCGATCTGGAAGGTAATACCAGAGACCGGATCGGTTACGTTCATCACGTCATCAGCGGTATCGCCGCCTTTTGGCATGGCCGGGGTACGGCAAGCCAGCAGGAATGCGTTACGGTCAAAGGCAACGTTTGGCACGAACTCGCTCAGCACAGTGACAGTCGCCTGATCTGGCAGATCCTGACGCAGGCCAGGTGCGCCGATGGTGATAGTCGAAGAGGTTGCCGCTACGACCATGTACTGGTTGTCATCGCCATCGAACTTCACTGCGGTCCCGGCAGCAATACCGCCAGTACCAGCAGAGATAGCAATAATGATGTCGCCCTCTTTCTTCTCACCATTGACCTTATAGCCCGCCGCCGTGCTTTTCGCGGTGCGTTTGATGTTGGCGGATTCGTGCAGGTTAAAGCCCATCACACGACCAATGATGCCTTCACGCAGCAGCTGATCGGTACCGGCTTCGTTCGCTTTGAACAGTACGGACTGTTTACCACGGATTGACGCCATCGCTTCGCCGCCCAGTACCATGCGCAGGTCAGTGGTTGGTGCGCCGTTATCAGTCAGCACCTGACGAGCGTTCGCCGCATCAGACAGGTCGTCTTTGACACTGAACGGTGTATCTTTTGGCGCACCGACAGCGCGGGAAGACTTATAAGCCAGCGATGCCAGGTCAGCATCCATTTCGTTGCTCAGTGCGCGGAACGCCTGAGAAAACTGGTCAGCCAGGACAACGTCATAAGTGCCTGATGGTCCGATGGCAAGCTGCTCTTCACCATTCCATTTGACCGGGGCCATTTTGGATTTGGTGATTTTCACGTCCACGGTACCAATGTTCTGATCACCGTCGTTTGGCGCGGTTGCCGCCGGAGTGATATCAACGGTGGTGGTTTTTGGTGCTACCGGTGCGGTCACGGTTTGGTCTTTGGCCGCGGCATCGGCTTTAGCGTTACGGGCCACCGCCGGGATAAAGCCCACCTGCTCACGGGATACGCGGTTCAGTGCCGTGTAGATGGTCGGGATCAGGCCAGTCAAAGTGTTGGACATTTATTTTTCCTTTCGATTAATCAACGATGCTCGTGCCGCCGCCAATCGCAGCCTGTTGTTCAGCTGGTGGCAGGGCGTCAAAAGCAGCGCGTTTCATGGTTTTCTGCCCAGCCTGATGCTGCGACTGGTGAGAACCACCGCCGCTGTTGCCGGACGCTTTGAGGATGTAGTCTTTCTGCGGGTGCGACTCGACCAGAGATTCCAGCGCTTCATCGAAGCTGGCCAGCTCGCCGGGCTTGGTGCGGGAGAACACCTTATTGCCCTGGCCGTCGTAGGCCACAACCTTGCCGTCTTCGATTTTGAAGTTCTGCCCGAAGTACGAACGCACGAACTCACTGGGGATCGCCATCTTCTCGGAGATGAATTTGGAGCCACCAAAGCGGCCGCCGATCATCTCGTCGTAGAGTTGAGTTTCCAGTTGCTGGGTCTTGCTGTTCGCCTCTTCGAGTTGCTGTTGGAATACTTTGGTAATCTCCGCCTTTACCTGGTCAACGGCACCAGCATCGATCAGTTTTTTCTGGTCGATTTTGGTCATCATTTCCAGGGCTTCGAGCGCCTTGGCCGGGTCGGTGATGCCAGAGAATTTCGCGAGATTGGCTTCCGCCGCTTCCTTCGCTTCACGGTGAGTTTTCGCCTCACCATTCAGGGAGGTGATTTTGGTCATCGCTGCGACCGCATCGAACGGGATTTCTTTGCCATCATCATGGATGTACACAGGCATACCGTTTTCAACGACCACATTTCCGTTAGCATCAAGTTTCAGTTTCATTATTTTTGCTCCAGCCTTCCGGCCATACGTAATGGGTCATCCGACCCGGGCACCGCGTCGCATCCGCTCAGCGGCAGGCATAAAAAAAGCTGCCCGGAGGCAGCCTGTTAGATAAATTCGATGGTTATGTAACCGCGCAGCTTGCGGGAGTAAATTTCACCCCGCTTTCGCTTGTGGATCCGTAACGGGTGTGGATGAATACAGGCTATACCACGTTTGACATCAGCCCATACACAGCTCTTTATCTCATTGCCATTAACGAACACCCTTCGCCTTCCACGACCATCTCCAACGTAGTGAAAATCTTCGTTACGCATACCCTATTCCTCAAACGCCGACGCATCCACGCGGCGCAGTTCGTCCAGGGTCAGAAACTCCCCGGCATCATTGAACATCTCAGGCACGGTGATTTTGCCGTCACGCAGCATCCGCGCGCGAGTAACGCCCAGCACCTGCTCCTGCCGTGCGTACGGTTGCCTGACGAGCCATTCGGCATAGCTGGTATGCGATGGCACCTGTCCATCCATCGAAGCGCGTGTGGCGCTGCTCAGTTCGCCAGAGGCTATCTGCAATTCCTCCCACGATTTAGTGATCAGAATTTCGCATGAGCGACAGCAGAAATGAATTTTGCCGGGCCCGCGCAGATATGGGATTGCATGGCCCAGCGGCTTACCATCGAGCGAATAGAGTTTGCGATCTCGGATGATGCACCACTGGCTGGTATGGGTGTCCAGCGTCGAAGACCACTGCTTGGCCTTTACGATATCGCTGTTGGCCAGTGCAAATTCCTGGCGCGCTGTAGCGGCCACATGGTTCACCGCCGTGCGGGTTACTACTGCAAGGTCACGACGTGAAACATTTATAACCCCGTCCTGGCGGTGGAGTTGCGGCGTGCCGGCGACCCGCTTCACAATCTGCTCGACGGTTTCACCCTGAAGAAATCCGGTGCGCACGGCACTGGTAATTTTTTCCAGACGATCCGATTCGAGTTTCTTGCCCCACTCTTTCAGCAACCTCCCCTGGAACGGCTGCGCCACCGCAGCAGCGTAGACCTGTTCCGGGACAATGCTTTGCAGCGGGACGTGCTTAAGCACCTGACCGGGAATGAGGCTGCTGAACAGGTCAAACTGATACCCGGTCTCATAATCAGCGTAACGCGTCAGTTCGCGCATCAGAGCAACATTGACCGATTCGTAGGCCTGCTGGTTTAGATCGCGCACACCAGCCAGTAGCGATGCAAGGCGACGCGCGCTGTAGGTATCAGCGCGCTTACCCTCCAGCAGAACAAGCAGCCGGGCAGCCAGATCAGCATCCATCCTGTTAAGCAGCCCCACCATTCGTCGGGCAACACCCGTCCCGTAGCGCGTCACGTAAAGTCCGTGAGCTATGGTCTCGTCCTGCAATCTGTCGTTTACCGAACGAGCCATATCACACCTCGCCCGGTGGCGGTTCAGTCAGAGATGCTGACTCAGCAAGCAACTCGCTCAGAACCACATCGGGATCCGCGTCGGCATCAATCAGGTTGAGTTTTTGCAGGGCTTTGATTGCATCGATACGGCGAAGGTCACCGCCCTGACGCAGCGACTGAATGGCCATCGCCGCTGGTGGATTAAACTCTTTCGACTCGACATCAAGCTCGGTGCGCACGTCAACGTTGCCGCCTTCCGCTTCACCGATGTACTCAGCCATGATTTGCAGGATATTGTCGATCGCATCTTCGAGACTTGTCGCCATGGTATAGAGCGGTGACTGCTCCTGCATTTTCTCTTCTGAGGTCTGGTCTACCGATTTAGTTGAGGTATTTTCGGTGCGCAGCAGCTTCGCACCCGCCTGTCGCATCTGCTCCACCAGCTCTGCCAGCGACTCTTTGCCGGCACCGATGGAGGAACCTGTGTGCTCGACGTACTCCAGACCCTGCCTTTGCCGATCGGAGAATGAAGTGGCAGAGGATGAGCCAATCACAAGTTCTTGCCCCTCTTCCAGCCCGAACACCGTAAGCAACGGCACCCGGGCGACATGCAGAATGTTGTCCTGCTCGCTCTGGCTCTGCCAGTGCTTGATATTCAGCAGAGCCATGTTGAGAAGCGGCGGTGAACCACACATAAATCCGGTGCGTTTGGTGTAGAGCGTGACCAGAGTGATATCCTGGCGGGATGTCTGCCACCCATCGAATAGCGCCCAGTTCGCGGCACCGTCAGCATCCTTGGCCTTGCGGTAAATTTCCACCTTTCCAGGTGTCAGGTACCGAATTTGCTCGACCTTAGTCTGCCCGAAGTCGTCGCCGTCTTCGACCACAACCTCTTTGATACGCAGCGCAGTCAGCACCACTTTGCCGTCCACCATTTTCGACTTCCAGCCAATTACCTGGCGTGGATTGAGCATGGTGACATAGGGGCGCGCGCCGGTAGCTTTCTCTTCAGCTTTGGTTTTCACCTTTTCGGTGTCCACCCTGGGATAATCCACCAGCGCGTGGGAGAGGCCATACTGCATCGCCAGACCGAAGAATGCCTGCGCCCATACGTCCAGGCGCGTCCCTTCAAGGTCGAAGTTTTTCGCATACTCTCGCAGCTGATCCGGCACATTCTCGGCAAGCTTAATGGGCTCGGCGAATACACGCCCGATGTTTTGCTTAATGGTCTCTTCGTAGGCTGGCAGAAGCGTGGCCACGGCCAAACGTTTTTTGTAGTCCTCCCTGTCTTCTTTTGGCCAGCGCGGTAGATATTGCTCGCCCAGCTGTCGCATATAGAGCGTGCCGCCCATCAGGGCATCGTTGATATCCCACGCCTCGACCATGTTCCCATAGTCCAGATTGGGTGTTGAAATGTCAGGCATGGAGTTAGAGCCTCAGATTGGTGACTTTGCCGACTCTCTTCGGCGGTGAATGCAGAACGGCATATCGGGTAGCATCCCAGTCGTGATCTTCCTGTTGGGTATCTACATCGTCGGGGTTTTTACTGTCGCGCACGAGTACCGGCACACGGCTGATCCAGCCACGGCAGTAGTCGAATACGTAAAATGCAGGTTTCTCCGGGATGCCGGATTCCAGTTTCTTACCTTCATTGACAGCTTCGAGCATATCGGCAAACAGAGCGGCGCCGTTAACGCGCGATCCCGGCTTTTTGTTTGCTTCAAGCCATTTAACGCCCTGGGACTCCATCTTCTGCGCAATGGAGAGTTCATCATCGCCTGTATTGTATATGGCGCTGTCAGCCGGGCCCGGTGTAACCTTCTTGCAGATGCCAGGCATGATGTTCAGTTGCCCCTGCGTCACCCCGTTAAGCTTGATTTCGTCAGGCTCAGCAAGTTCATCGCCCACCAGCCGTTTATCTACCCAGGCAACGCCCTTAGCGACGTTTGTTGATGACATATTCAGGCCTTTGTTCAGCTCGTCCGGTGGGCAGCCGTACCACTCGCCAATAAGAATCAGCGTCCCAGCAGGCGGGCAGAACTGGCGGCCATCAGGCAGTTCTGCGGCGGTTCCGTCGGATCGTGCCCACCAGAGGTTGGAAAACGGTTTCGATTCGCCCCAGTCATGCGAGCGGTCGACCGTCCAGCTATCCGGTATGCGGAATGGCTTGATGACATGATGCGAGGCATTCCACAGATGGTCGAAACGTCCGCCGCTGGTAACATCCCACGAGCCCTCAACCCACGCCTTACGGCGATTCGGGTCTTTGATGGCCATCAGCGTTGCGATGTACTGCGGATCGAGGTACGGGTTCTCTTTGAACGAGCCGTGAATCGCAACGCGGGTAAGCGTGACGTCCTCTTCCCGCTCGGTCTGCGGGTTGAATACCTTCTGTGTTTCGCGAATGATAGTGCCGCGCGGCGCCGGCTCAATGAATCGTTTTTTTACCCAGGTGTGGCCGATGCCGAACGGGTTTGTGGTGCTGAAAGTCTCCAGCGGGATCGGCTTAAGTAATGAACCATCTTCCAGCGGGTAATTCTCTGGCCGGAACGATGAGCGCCGGCAGGAAAACATCATCTCGTAAAACTCAGATGACTGCTGCTTGGTCAGTTCGTTGAAACCGATGAACGGGAATTCCTGCCCGTGATAATCCCAGTAATCGCCCTCCTCCTTGCCGAAGCGAAACAGGAGTTCTTCTCCAGTCGGCCATACCCAGCGCAGCTCGGATGCTGACGCCAGATAGCGCGCACCGTCATTAAATAGGCGATACATACGCTTCGACTGGGTGATGATGTCGGTGAGGTTTTTATACTCGGTATCGAAAATGACACCGCGCCAGAACGAGCCGTAGCCCAAACCAACCAAGCGACGAAAGCGCGCCAGCTGAGCAGCGGTCTTGCCCGGCCCACGCGTGCCCTCGTAGAGGATCTCGTTACACGGGCAGCTCAGGGAGAGCGATTGCGATCCCGGCAGAGGTTTCCAGACGGCTTTGTAATTCATCCACCCAGAACCTCGCTCTGTTGCTTCTGCGCTGCTGCTTCCCAGTCGTCTACGTTATCGCAGGACGGTACCGGCATAATGCTGTGGGTTGCAGTGACCTTCTGCTCCACCTGCTCTTTGAATGCCTGTACACGTACATGCTTGCCAAGCAGTTCGAGATTTTTAACTTTGTCAGGCCACTTAATCTTCTTGAGCAGCGCGGCGGTGTTTCCCTCGGCTGACATCTCGACGACATCCAGCCCGGATAATGTCGTCCTCCAGACCTTCGGCCACTGCGAAACCGGCTTAAGCTCTCCGCTCGAGTTCAGGATGTCGAGCACGTCCATCTGATCTATCTCAACGAGACGATTCAGGACGTATGTCGCATTTATGCCAACCAGATCATTGCGTTGGGCTTTTAGTTCGGCAATTCTGGACTGGATGTCAGGTTTTGACAGGTTTTCGGACGCAGTGCGGTTAGCTGTCTTTGCGCTGTACCCCGCCCGAATAGCCGCTTGCGTGGCGTTTAAATCGATGAGGTACTCGCGACAAAACATCTCTTGCTTGTCGGTGAGTGCCATTTTAATACCTTTGTGAGGTGCTGATGGGGAACGTGAAAATTTACGCTGGCTTGGTTAACGGCGACCTTATGCCAATCATTGAGGATAGAACCTCTGAAGAAATCGTTACTGCCTTCACAGGCGATGACACTGGCGCACCATCAACATCTGTGACGATTGAGGTGATTACCGAAAGTGGATCAAAAGTCAAAATTTACATACCAAATAGTTCAGCTCAGGCAAGTGTATCAGTGGACGGAAAACGAGTTTAAACTACAACAGTTAACCGATGCTGAAGTACGCTCCAGTCCGGTTTCGTCATGCATAATCCTTATAACGCTTTGAATTGATAAAGGACTAATATGATTCAAAATTTATTGTTGGAAGCAATAAACCATGAACGAATGCATCAAAAATTGTACGAGCTTAATACTTACTTCTACAACCGTAAGCACGAAACTCAGATTCGTGATGAATTAGTAGTTATCATAAATCAGATAAGTTCGGTTATTGCTATAAGTGAGCATCCAAAACTTAGAACTGGCGCTGTAGATTTATCGATCTATGAACGGCCATTATCTTGCGAAGACGAATGCAGTATTGCAACAATAGAGTTAAAGCATCACTATCCAAAAGATTTACTATATGAACAGGTGCAAAAAGACATTATCACAGACCTCTCAAGGTCCGTTGTTTCACAAACATCTCATTTTGTTCATGTAATTCAACAAAGAACCGTTTCTTCCCATCCCAAAATTGGGAAAGTTAAGTTCCTCGAACGCGATGCCGATAACATATCACCCTATGTGAAAACCCTAGAAGAATTGGCATGTTTCCCACAAGATTGTCAGAAAAAATCAGTTTGCATTGAGGTGCATGGAACAGTGATGTCCACATATACGTTCAACATTTACACCTTACGACTGAACACATCACCGTTTACCAATTTAGGCTGACGTCGTGACATCTTGCCCGTGAAGGTTTCGCCTGTTTGGGTGGTCAGGGTGATTTGGTAGATGCTGGACATGATTTAGCCCTTCAGGTTGAAGCCATTAAAAAAGCCACTAGGATGGAGTGGCCTTTGTGATGGCAATCAAAGCCCTGCCAACTAAGGGGATGAGGGCTACGCCGTCAATAATGATTCATGAAATGAGCTTTGCATTCTTCATCACATGCAGCTGGGTTAAGCGGACCCAACCGTAAATAGCCGTTGATTACTATCCACGTCGGGCAGTTGCCGTACTTTTCAGTAGAGACCTCCTGTTGGGCATGAATTACAGCGTAGAAATCTGCCGCAGGGAAATCTTGAAAAATATCGTACTTATATTTTTCCCCATCTGAACTCTCGAAAATAAGCGTAGAAATAAGCTTAGCGTACTTCATGATGCCTCCTTTTTTGTGAAGGATCAGATTATTACTTAAGCCATTATTTTAAAAGCATTATCGAAGCCCCTCAGTGAAGAGCTTCTGTAACGACCTACTTATTTTCGGTCTGCTTATCCCATTCCTCGCGGAACTTGGATGGGTTGTCGAAACCTTCACTGCACTGGTTAGTTTTCATCACTTTGCCCCCGATTCTTTTGTTTTCTGGCAGTTCACCTGCCACGCTTTGTTATGCGCCAGGATGTCTTTCTTCGTCTGGCGGTCCAGAACATCCCAGTCGTGATCCGTTCCGTATATGGGTTTAACCCAGTCGCAAGCCGTGTCCACTACTTCAACCTTTACGGGTCCAGTTGTCCCGCAGCTCGCGATCAACATCGTCGCCAGACATATGGTTAACAGTTTGCTGTACATTGCTGGCCTCTTTCGTTGCTTCTACCCGGCGTTTGGCTACTGCTTCAGCGGATGCGGCCTTTTCTTCTGTGCGCTGCCGGTCTGATTTTTCTTCAGCCTGTTCACGCCCGCGAAAACGGCCCAGACCAAAGGCACCAAGCACCATCAGGATCGCAACCCCGATTGCCGCCAGTACAGATTTGAGTGTCGTCATAGGCTCACCCGCTCGCGCATCCAGCCATAAACAAATGATTCGTTAGCCGGCCGCTGCTCTGCCAGCTCAAGATAACGCTGGCCCTGGCTACAGTTCAGTGCGCGAAGCAATATGATTTCCCCTTCGCCGCCTCGTTTCTCCAGGAAGGACTTTAGCGCGCTGATGCTACGTGGGCCGATTTGCCCGTCGGCGATCAGATTCGGATAGAACTGCTGCTGGTTATTGAAAACGTTCAGCCAGCGCTGAAACCATTTAACCTGCACCGATGGCCCCATGTTCACACCGGTATCGCAAAGTTCGGCGGCAATAGAAGGGGATACTTCTGCCACCTGGTCAAAGCGCGGGCCATACCAGTAATCAGACTCAAGGATCGCCAGAGCCTGCTCACGAGTAAGATTTCGCATATCACCGGTATAACCATGCGCGCGGGCAGTTGCCTGAGTAATTCCCAAGTTCGTTGGCCCACCCTTATCATTCGGGTGATCAACATAACCGCCCTCTTTGCCGAGGATGGTGTTAAAGATATCGTCTTTGGTCATGGCTATTCCGTAATGATGACCTTCGCCAGGTTCCCGCGTGCCAGCCACACCGCCATGCAGATGACGGAGTTAAGCAGCAGATCGCCTAGATTAACCTGAACGTAGTGGCCGAGAAGAATGTTGAAGGCGTTGAATCCGGCGGCAAGGATGACCAGGTAGGCCAGCACCGCGACACTCAGGCGATGACGCTTTCCCTCTTTCCGGAAAAACATCAGCCTGACCATGATTAACAGGCAAACTATGGCGTTTGCATCCATCAGAAGAAGCTGCCATGTCATTTATCTTCCTCCCCCAGCCCCGGCATCTTCCCGCTTTTGGATTTACGGAGAATACGCAGCAGGACTGCCACGGAAATGGAAGCAGTGACAATTGCACCGACAGCTGGCGATACCTCAATGCTGGCCGGTGGCTTCATCAGGCTTAACGGCGTGTTGATGATTCCGGCCATGATTTTCGCCATGGGAACGGAGAAGAACACGCCACTGATAAACGATATCAGCGCAAAGATAGCCTGCTTCCAGAGTTGATGGGGATCTGAGGTCAGAACGTATAGCGCAGTTCCGGCGAGTGATCCGAGCATCACTGCTGGAGTCGCCTCCGGAAACAGCGTGGCAAAGGTTACACCGACTGATGACGATGTAAGACCAACGCCTACGATAGTGAAGGTCTCAGACATATTTATTCCGTGTGTAGTTGGTTCAGGCCCTCGGGACGATTTAACAAGTAGGCGTGTCGATGATGGTTCCCGGAGCCTGAAAATAAAAAAGCCAGCGACAGGCTGGCAATGTGAGGGTAAGGCAATGTTGGCTCTCTGGCCGTAAATACCCTGGCTGGGTTAAGTGTGTGGCGATCGGACTCGAACCGATACTCAGGTTCAGCATTAGCATCATGCCTGCCCTGCTGGCTATGCCAGTTGATGCATTACTCTACCCATTCAACCCGCAAGCGGGAATTAAGTTACACCACAACGGACAGAGCACTGAGCATTTCGTTGGCGCTCCATGCTGCTGCGTGGGTTGGGTTATGAGCCCTTCACGCCAATGCTCTTTCCTGTTGTGCAGATACAAAAAAGGCCGCCTGAGCGACCTGTTTGTTGGTTTTCACCTTCACCGCATCATGAGCCCACGTATAAAGCCTTTGAAGCCTTCAGCGTGTCGCCTGTAATGCGATGTGCACTCATCGATAACATCATGAGCTGACACAAAGCGAAGCGACTTACAACCGACCTCTTTGTGCAACTTGTTTTTGACGTTGAATATTCGAACACTAAAAGCATCATCCACCTTTCTGATTTCGTAACGATAGGTGATGTTGTTAGTGCCGCCAACATAAAGCTGGAAGTTCTTCATGATGAGGCCTCTCTGTTTTCACTGGAGGCCATATTTTACATAAGTAAAAAAAGATTATTAACTTTTAAAGACCACTTGGTTTACATAAAGCACAAAAAACAAAGCCCCGCACGGTGGCGAGGCTCTTAATTCTTTGTCGACCTACGAAGCAATGGCGACGATATCAGATTTACATGAAATATATGCGTTTCAATCCAGTTTTGCAAGACTTCTGTCGAAATTTGTCGCCTTTTGTTGTGAACGTGATCGCGTAACCTGCAACAAAGCACCGCTATCCAGGCGTTGGAAGATACGCCTCATCTCCACCCAGCGCTCCGTAAACGTCTCGGACCAGTTCTTTGGCGTTACACCGACCAGTTCCGCCATCTTCTGATATTCGTAAGTCTCACGGCCCGCCAACTCCCTTTTGACGTCCTGCGCCGCCAGCCAGATAAGTTTCTTCAGACGCTCCAGCGTCTTGCCGGCCACCTTCTTCGCGCCGAGCTGTTCCCGAAACTGTACCCATGCCCACTGGGTGATAGCCACCTGGTACTCAAAGCGGATATTCTCGCTGTAGTTCCACAGAAGCCAAGCTTTCTGGTGGTCATCCAGCGACAGGACAGCGCGGCGCCACGATGCGGTCACGAACTCAACCGGCCCCACCAGAGCGATCGATGAGCCCTTGGCGCGCGATTGGCTACCACTCATCGGCGGGCCATCTGGGTTGACCATGCGCTGCTTATCCTTGTCGAATACCTTTTTACGGCCCCGGCTGCGCGCCGTCGCGGTGAATTGCGCGTTCTCGGCGAAAGCTACCAGCTGCCCTTTCGTCGCCCCGCTCAGATCTGCGGTCGCCACAATGAGCTGCTGACGTACGTATTCCAGTTGCTGACTGTTCATGCGGCTTCCTTATGTGGCTGATTGGTTTTGGTCTGGCTGTGCTTTGCTACTGGCGGCATGCTGGCGCGCTTAACGCTTTCTGCCTGGTACCGGAGGAAGTCGGTATGGTTCATGCGGCCTCCTGTCGGCGGGCCCGGCGTTTTTCCAGCGCGCGGGCTTTGCGTGTGAAAATGGATTTGATGCGTTGCAGGTATTGGATGTCGAACCGGCGGACGGAATTGTCGTTGTTTATCGCCTCAACTTTTTCGGCACCAATGCGCTCAATAAGGCCCTGTTCAAATGCCTTTTGCGCGCCGTCCCGATCACGGTTGCAATAGACGCACTGGGATGCGGTATTGTGAAGGTTGAAAGCCAGATGCGCGGCAGCTCCACGGGTGCGGTAGTGGCCGCAGTCCATGGTTCCGCCAAACTTCTGCTCTGGTAGACGACCGCAACTGATGCATGGCTTACCGGCATCCCTCAGACGGACATACCGGTTGAAAGCCGCCTGTGCTTCAGCTCTCCACTGAGGTTTCGTTTTTAGTGCCACCTTTCTTGCTTTCAGATCCCGGCGTTCCGCGCGCTCCTTCTCTTTGCGCTCCTTGATGCGCTTAGCCGCGGCTTTCACCTTCTCCTTTTCGCGTTCTTCCATCGCGAGGATTGCGCCGTGCTCCGGACAGCACCAGCGGATCCGGATGTCATGGAATTTCGGCACGAAGTATTCACCGCATACTTTGCACTTACGGCGGGATGGTTTACGCATGGTTTCTCCTCGCCGCGAGACGCAGCCATTTCTGATCGACGAGACGGGCGGTGTAGTCCTTCAGGGTCGGGATGTCGGACGGCTTAACCGCTGGCTTGCGCTGACGGCGAGTCGGAACGCGGAAGATTTCGTTGGTGATGACGCGAGAAAGTGGAGTAGACATCAGGCCTCCTGCTTATCGCGCAGCTGCTGGTACTCGCTGCTCTGCGGAATGGTCAGGTGGCAGCCGATGTTCATCGCCCAGGCTTCGACTTTGCACAGGAAAATGTACATCTCGCCGGTTTCCAGCTCTGACGTATGGCGGAGTGACTGCACGGTCGTGACCTCTCCGGACACGACATCCACCCGGTCTTTGCTTTCGTAACCGAGATAGGTGTGCTTCATCGCGTCTTTGACCCACTCAGGCGTAGCGAAGGTCTTGCCGCGGGCGATGAGGTACTCGCTGATTTCCGTGTACCACATGTGGCTTAGCGCGTTCTGCGACAGGCTGCGCTTCTCGCGCCACGGCTTCACCTGAAGGCGAAAGCATTGCCCGGCATCCAGCAATGGCTGAATCTGCTGGCCGATGGCCGCAAAGTTACCGCGATGGAGTTTGATGCCGTCGACGGGCAGAGTCATATGGCCTCCTTAACGACGGAGACCGCAGAATGCAGAAAATCGCAGGTGCATTTCTGCATCTGTGACAAGGTGAGGAGTTCAGATTGTGGTCGCATTTAAGTCCCCTTAAATGCGCAGAAGTCACCGGAGTTGTTCAGGCTCCGATGACATGATTATGGCTGCTTGATTCCAGAAAATCAAAGGTTACTAAACCGTGGATGATTTCTTTGGGTGATATTTGCGAATTGCAGCATCAACACGATCGCGAGATGGTAAAACATCACATGCTATGTTGTAGTATTCACCATCATACGCTTGCTGCCTGACAACATTAAATTCTTTGAACTGGGTCATTTGGTAAGCTACCGGCTCACTGGAATTTGTTGAACGCATTACCGCTTTTGTTACCACGTTTATTTTATCAAGTCCCGCTTCATCGTTCTGGATATCACCTTCATGACCTAAACCAAAAACCAGATAATCTTCCATTTCAAGCTCCTATTGAACCTCATGAAATTCGCATTGGCTTTTTAACTATTTACTAACATTCTTAGGTAAAAAGATTTTTTCACACTTCGCCATTGATGGCTCTCTACCTGATATTTCATAGTACTGGGCATGATCTAGCATGATTTTCTTCATGCTTTCTTCGCAGTCTTTCCTGCTGTAAAAAACATTCACCGGTTCTTTTTCAGTGTTCAAGTTCACCACTTCCAAAGAACAACCTGACATATTGCTGAGGCTGGCACAGGTACTCAAAACCAGCACAAATAGTTCGTGCATAAATGACTCCCTAATTACTGTGCTGGTTATATTGCCCAAACTTTAGCAGAAATTACGACTATTTTTTAACGGCGGCGAGCATCGCCTTATAGCGATCCGGAAATCGCGGGCTCTCCCATTGCAGACCCATCGCCTCGCACATCTGATAAGTCGGCTCAATCGGCACCATCACCCAACCATCCGGAATAACCGGAGAGTCGCCAGCGATCATAATGGTGGGTTCACCGGAATGGTTTAATTCTTCAATCGCCGCCTTCAGCTTTTCTGCATCACCCGGCAAGAGATTACCGTCGATAAACATTACCGGTCGAACCATGTCGAGATCACCCTCGGAATGGTCAGTTAGCGCTTCCTGAAAGCGTCCAAGCTCCACGTACTCCTGACATGACCACCCGCCATCAATAAAATCGCGAGCTTCAACAGCGTCGAAAGTGAACGATGTTTCACCGCCAGTTGGTGAGGTTAAGCCGTACAGGTCTGCTACCGGCTTAAACTGCGTGGCTGGAATATTTTCCGGAATATTTTGCGGTTCGTTTTGTGGTCGACCGGCACCCTGAAGCATGGCGGCGCGGCAGGCGTCAAACACTGCATTGTTAAACTTCACACCTTCAAACAAGATTTTTCCATCATGCTCAAACCAAAACTCGGACTTCTCAGCATCCGGTAAGAGGATTTTAAGCACGCCATCAGGCACAGATACCGGCGCTGGCTGGGAGGTGTAGCATTTCTGGCACTCGATATGCTCAATTCCCATCTCCCCGTGGTCGATATCTACCGAACCGTTACCTCCACAGGCCTCGCAGGCCTCACCCCCCGATTCGAGCGATGCCAGTGCTAACTTCATCGCCGCCAGCGCCATGGCCGCATCTTCGTTTACTGCTCCTGACGTCGCATCGCGCTCTTCTTCAAGATCCGCGATTGTCTTCAGTAGCCATTCTTTGGTAAGTGTGCTCATGATGCCTCTCCTTTACCGGCTGCGGCTGCCATCATTTGCAGATATTCGTCTGCATCCTGAACCCATTGACCACCAACGCCGTAATAACGGTGTGTAACAATGTCGATGGTTGCCATAGGGTCATGCTCAAGCAGTTGGCGCAGAAAGCCTTCGAGTTCGCCAGCGCAGTGTTTCACGACAGGAAGCTTCCCCGGGTGCCGAACGACGAGAAACTGGTTTCCTTCTTCGCGAATTTCATTGCGCTCCAGCTCAGCAATCCGCTTATCTGCGGCTTCCAGCTCATCCAGCAGCGCCAGCACGGTTGCGGGGTTGGCAGATTCTATAAAACCAGCGCATTTTGCTGGAACATCACCGTCCGTACAATTAACGACTGTCCAGCCTTTTTCGTCCGTTAGGTATGCTTTCGTATGCTGAGTGGCGCGCATGTATTGCCACTTCACGCCACCTGCGCGAACCGCTGCTTCCCGTAATGCGCGTTTGTCGATGTTGCTCATTGGGCGGCCTCCTGCGTTGCCTCGTTGATTGCTTTTTCAACTCGGCGATAGACACGCATTGATTCTTCTTCGGTAAGTTCCCGACCCAACTCAAACTCAAGAGAGTCAACAACCAGGAAAGAAAACCCTTCTACAGAAGACAGCATTGACGATTCGATTGCTGCATCGGTTAACTTGATCATGATTGCACTCCTTTGCGAATTTGGGCAGCGATGTCTTCGAGTACGCCATCAGCGAACGAGCGATCGAAATCGCCTTCGGGAGCATCAGCCATAAACTCTGTGGAGGTAAGGATCATCCTCGCAATGTCAGCTGCGTTCTTCGCCGTGTCATCGATAAACCCAGCATCCCATGCGGCCAGCATCCTGTTAGCAACAAAGTGAGCGCCTTCCTTGTGGGCCTGAGCCCGCACCTCAGCCAGGAAAGCGTCTGTCGCTGGAGTTTCTATAGATATGCCAACCCATTGCTCGCCGTCCCATTTGCAGCCTTCAGCGTTTGCAGCCTTCAATCCCGCATTCTCCGCAGCCAGCGCCGCGCATCTGGCTTCCAGCTGTGTCAGGCAATACTGGAGAGCAGCCACCCGCGGCGAGCTCTCTTCCATCTGCTGCATTAATTCAGCCATTTTTTCCACTGCGTTAATGTTTGTCATACCCCTACCCTCCCCCAAACCATCAATACTCGCTTCATCGCCTGACTGTTCCGGCACTCTTGGCAGATAACGTTCGTCTCGGTACGCTGCACCAGCTTCGAATTTCCCTTCGGCATGGCCGGTATGGTTTCTGGTGCGTATTTCATGCCGTAGTTGGTCAGCCGGTAAAGCCGCTGGCCATGCTTGCCTTCGAACTCGATCAGGCCGTCGGCCAGCAACGTGCTCACCGTCCCGGATATCTTTTTGGTGTCCATACCGATAAGTCCTGCCAGTTTGACGCTGTTCAGGCCCGGGTTATTACGCAGGGCTGCCAGCACCTGCTCACGGATTGTTATGGTCATGTCACACCATCCCGTTCGACTTGTTGCGGTTGTACTTCGCCAGCAGCAGCTGGATCGGCGTCGGACCATGCTCGGCAGCCGGTGCTGCAATTGCCCGGCGTACCGGCGGCACTGGCTTACCCTCGGTGACGCGCTTCTCCCACATGTCCAGCAGATCGCCCGCCTCGCGTGCCAGTTCACCATGAGTCAACTGCCGCTCTGTGCTGCGGTGGCGCAGTTCAACGCAGATGTGGTACATGACCGGCTGCGACCAGGGGAATTGCTCACTGGAAGTGAACTCGAACGAACGGTTACGCCAGTCCCAGTATTCGGCGATCACCTGGTCAACGTTGATTCCCAGCGCCCCTCCACTCTGTTTGCACCAGGCGACGAACTGGCCCGGCGACGGCAGGAATGGACGCTCCTGACGGCGGGCAATGCGCATACCGGCATCGACTTGCGCCATTGAGTGGATCCCGTTCTCTTGGAACGCCAGTAGCCACTGACGGCGGAATTCGTTCAGGTCGTCCTGGGTGCGGAAGTTCGCCATGCTGGCCGGGAACGCGGCACGCAGTTGGTTGAATAGCCCGTTGAACACTTGAGCCACCTGCTCGACTGGCGGGCGCTCCTGGTACTGCTCCGGCAGGTTATGGGCCATGCGGCTCATCTGCTCGCGATCGTGGTTACGCATCTGCTCTGCAAGAGATTTCATCGAATCACCCCATAGGCCCAGTCAGTGTTGTTGAAGTCCAGATCCGGCTTGGCGGCTGGTTTGCCGCGTACTGCCGCTTGCTTGTTCTGATAACTCAGCTTCTGGCTGGCAGTGATAAACCAATTTTTTGGCTTCTCATGCGTGAACTCGATATCCAGCTTCTGAAGTTCGTAATTCAGGTCTATCAGCGGGTACAGGTTTAACCATGCTTGATAGTCCTTGTGGTTCAGCCGAACGATTTGGCCCTCGAATGCGTACCGACTCGATATCTCATGAATATCCGCATTGGCCTCTTCGCAAGACGCGTAAGCGGCTTGGGTGTTAACCAAGGAATCAGGATCAGGGATAGGGGAATCAGGAATCAGGTTAAGGGAATCAGCAGGATTTAAACTGTTCTGAACCTGTTCTTGCACCTTACTAGCACCGTGCTTTTCTTGTGCTTCATTATTTTCAATGACTTGAGGCTTTCCCTCTTCTTCCTTTTCCTCTTTTGCATCTGAATTGCACTGTTCTTGTTCGGTGCCATTTTGGTTCTGAGACGGTTCTGGTATCTCACTTGCCGCTTCTTTGCAGTGCGGGTTCTGGTGCTTTTTCCAGTTAGAAACTTGAATGTAGGAATCGCCTTTCACCTGGTAACGATTGATGAATTTATGCTGATGCAGCTGCTGCAATAAAGCATCACAATCGACATCATCGAACGGCAGCACCATGGCTTTAATTTTCTTAGGGCGGTCATCCAGGCGACCCTCTTTATCGGCAATAGTCCACAGACCAGCGAAGAGAATGCGAGCCAGTGGCTGACATTCTGCGAGCTCGTCGTTAGTGAAAAAGCCTGGCTTGATGTTTCGTGAGCGAGCCATCAAAATCCTCCTGGTTTCTGCGGACCATACACACCCGCAGCTTCTTGGGATGCAATGTATGCTTCGCGATGTTGAATGTACTCACGGACGACAGGTATTCCCCTCCCATCCATAAACGCTAACGAGCAACCACCCCTATTGACGAGATGCAGATATTCCCTTCCGATTTCTACCAACCTTTTTGTCGCCGCGTACTGGCAGCCGAAAACTGATATATCGAGATCGTCAAACAGTTCTTGCAAAGAGAAAGGTTCGCTCTGCTCAATGCAAATAACGTCATAAGAATCAGCAAGTTCCTCTATCGTGGCGCTACGGCTGATTAAACCGATTGCATCAGCTGCTTCAGCGATTTCTTCTTCAGTGCATCTGAAAAACTCACGACCAGGATTGATTCGGCAGTTGGACAGGTATTGATGAAACTCCTGTTCATGGCCTCTCGGGTTATCGGAAAAGTAGGCGCTATGGACTTCAAATGGCGCCGGTATGCCAGTGCCCTGTGAAATCTGAGCAGCACGTATTTCAGGCTCATTTACTGTCATTCCTATTTTGAAGATTCCCGGCATGTATGGATTTTTGAGCGCGTAAATCCACCCTTGAGATCTGAGTCCGCTAGGAATATCAAGATGCTTAACCTTCTCTTTCTCCAGGCTGAGCGGCAAAAACATCGTGTTATGCATCAATTTCTCTGCCATAATTACTCCCGTTACTTGGCGTAACACAGTGTTTGGAAGGCCTTTGAAGTTACCGCTTCAAGGGCTTTTTCTTTTCTGGTGCCTTTCACATAACCCCCAGCATCGACGTTACCATCGTCATCAACGGCCCTACCTGCTCCGGCATGAGGCGGAACAGCGACGCTATACCCTCGCTTACCTCTTTCAGCTTCTGATGCTCTGGTGCGTCCAGCAGCACGGCCTGCTTAGCTTCGGCACACTCTTTCATCGCAGAGGCGATCAGCGACATCGTGTCGTTCTTCGGCGCCAGACGGTTGCGAAATTCCAGCGGCAGCACGGCCATGATTGCGGGCGTCAGCTGGCGCACGTTCTCGCGGTACTGCTCAGAGTCGAAACGGTTATCCAGAAAGCGAAAAAGTTTCTGGCGCGCCCGGCTGATGTCTTCCGGGAAGCTGATGGCGTTCCCGCCCTGCTCCCGGTATTCGTTTATGATCAGCGCCGAAACGACGTCCTGATTGTCCAGCGCCGACGACCAGGCACGGACCGCATCGCGGATCTTTTCGTGGTCCGGCACCGCCTTAGCTTGAGCGCGGTTTATCATCGCTCCCGGGTGTATTCCGGTATTGTGTTGATACGCAAGTGAATGCATTGCTTTTCCTTTCGTGGTTAGGGCCGCCAATCAGGCGGCATTATTTTTTGGTGGAAACAACGCATCGAGAGATGTATTGCTCCCCAGCTTATTCATCGCGTCAACCAGGCGGCGGCACGAATCCAGGTCTGGTGCTCGTATGCCAGCTTCATAGTTAGCAAGGCGGGACTGGTTCCAGCCGCACGAACCTGCTAACTCTGATTGAGTGATGCCAAGCTTCTTACGTTCGTTGGCGATATTGTTCATGCTGATCCTTTCAAGAATGGTCACTCAGCATCATTAAACACAATTCGTGATTATTAATCAACACAATTCGTGTAAAGCTTTTTAACACGGCGCGTGATACAACATGAGAATGAATAGAATCGAAGATATAGCGGGCCGCATTAAGCGACTTCGCGAAGATAAAGGGCTGTCACAAAAGGCTCTCGCAGAGCTTTGCGGGTGGGCCTCGCAGTCACGCATAGGGAATTACGAATCAGGCACCAGGAGCGTTAGCGTTGATGATGCAACTGTAATAGCTAAGGCGCTGGGGGTTGCGCCTGCCGAGCTGCTTTTTGGCGATGACTACAAAGGCCCTTACAAGCCAGGTGATAAATACCCAGTTATAAGCAAGGTGCAGGCAGGAGCATGGTGTGAAGCTGTTGAGCCGTACACCCTTAAAGATATCGACCTTTGGCTTGAATCAGATGCTCACATTCAGGGGGAGGCGTTCTGGCTGCAGATTGATGGTGACTCAATGACAGCACCGGCGGGTCTTAGCATCCCAGAAGGAACCTTTGTCCTCTTCGATACTGGGCGCGAGGCAATCAACGGCAGTCTGGTAATAGCAAAGCTATCCGATTCGAACGAGGCAACATTTAAGAAGTTAGTGATCGACGGTGCGCAGAAGTACCTGAAGGGTTTAAATCCACAGTGGCCATTGGTAGCGGTGAATGGTAACTGTCGAATTATCGGTGTTGCTGTAGAGACGAAGATGCGGCTGGTCTGATCGGCAAGGTGTTTTGGTCGGCGTATAGCTGGTAGCGGCCTGAAGAGACGTTTGGGTAGATTATTTTTATTTTTCACAGCAATAGGATGATTTATGACACAGTTTCAACTTGCGTTAATCGCCAGGGAAGTTGATGGAGAAGTCATCCATCTTCGCACCAAAGACGGATACATCAATGCCACCGCAATGTGCAAGTCTGCAGGGAAACTGCTTGCTGACTATACACGACTAAAAACAACACAAGATTTTTTTGATGAATTATCACGCGATATGGGGATTCCCATATCGGAGTTAATTCAATCATTTAAAGGCGGAAGAGCAGAGAATCAAGGGACCTGGGTTCATCCAGACATCGCAATTAATTTAGCGCAGTGGCTATCTCCAAAATTTGCAGTGCAAGTTTCAAGATGGGTACGTGAGTGGATGTCAGGCGAAAGAGCTCCTGCCGAACTTCCTATTCATCTTAAGCGGTATATGACAAACCGAGGCAGGGTTCCTCATACGCACTTTTCTATGCTTAATGAACTGACGTTTAACTTGGTTGCGCCACTTGAGCAGGCCGGATATACGCTGCCAGAAAAAATGGTCCCTGATATTTCAGAAGGTAGGGTTTTCTCGCAATGGCTCCGTGACAACCGGGGAATTGAGCCGAAGACATTCCCAACATATAACCATGAGTATCCAGATGGCCGGACTTTCCCGGTACGTCTATACCCAAACGAATATCTTGCAGATTTCAAACAACACTTCAATGAAGTGTGGCTGCCTCAGTACGCTCCTAAATATTTTGCTGAACGAGACCAAAGGGCTTTGACGCTGATTGAGAAAATCATGCTGCCTGATCTTGATTCCTAAATGCCACAACCCGGCCACCGAGCCGGGTTTTTTATTGCCCACCCATAAAGCTATCCCCCATTCTGCCGATAACTATCCAGCCTGAAGCTGATAACAACAACTATCGCAACACTACCTGCCCGCCCGTGCGGGCTTTTTTATTGCCCCTTCCTCACCAACTCCGCAGCATCCCTGTTAGCTCCCTTCCCTATCACGTTTCCTGTTTCCTTCCGGTACTGCTTCAGCTTGTCGATGATGTTTTGCTGGGTCATGGGTAAATCAGCCAGTGACAATTCCATCACCGCCCGCCCATCGCCTGAATTTTCATGCTTATACGCTCTTCATCCAGAACCATGCACAACCCTCCTGCTGTTTTTTTAAGCGTAGCACTGGTATTTACAAAATTAAATTCCCTTTCAAATCAGCAACAACACGCTTTGTTGTCATCATTAATCACAATTCGTGTTGACCAATAAAACACAATATGTGATTATCCACCCATCGAAACGAAACATCGACAGCTGAGCGAAGTTAGCCAGCGGCGGACAGCAAGTCGCCTGCTTTTTAACAACATACAAAGTCGGAACAGCACTCAGTAATCCTGTTTAGACCCCAACGCACAAAATGCGGCGTATCACCGGCGGCGAACCGGTCGGTGAGAAGGCTACCCCCTCGCGAGAGCGATAAAGGCGTGGGAACGGGCAACACTGACGGGATGAGAGGTGCGAAGCGCAAAGAGATTTATTCCAGTCCATTCGAAGTTGAGTGGGCTGGGCTGAATCACAGAATCTTTCACGCCCGATTGGGCATCACGTTTAAATGGCTAGCCGCTGCCACCCTTTTCGACGCGGCGCACCGTATCGGAGGAGTTATGTAACAGGTAACAGTGACGACTGAAAACCAACATTCAGCCCCGGATTATTCCGGGGCACACAGTGGAATGTTTTGGGGTGTGGTGGGCAGCTGATTCGTGATGCTCGCGGATCAATCCGGTCCACGAATCCACCACACCGACCAAAGCATTTCTCCCGCATCAGCGGGCAAATCATATGAGGTGAAGTATGAAAGAGACAATCGCAATTATTGGTGCTGATGCTCTGTTTACGAAGCGTCCTGACATGTCAGAGGTTAGCGACATCATCAGTTATCTGATGACGCGTGATTCATATGCACGCCCAGAGGACGCAGATGGTGACCCGGTTAAGCGGTACGCCATCGTTTGCAAAATTACGATTGAAGAAATTGATTAAGGCTGCCAGTGGCGGCCTTTTTTACGCCCGTCAGCGGGTAACTACAGAGCCAACCTCAAGCACCGGGCGCCGATGCTTGGTGATGGTAATACTGCCATCTCAACCGCACAGGAGACGATGATCCTGTTCTGGTTGGATTGGAAAAGTCTTCTTGGCCCGCCAGCGCGCGGGCATTTTTTTGGAGGTTGCATGTTTGCTACTGACATCTCACTGAAATACGGCACCCATCAGCCAGAGACGATTCTGGAAACAATGCCGATTGAAGAAGCCTCCGAAATCATCAAGGAGAAGCTTCGTGATGAAGTGCGCCAGGAACTCGAGTGCGAGTATGGCGATCGCCTTTATGAGGCTGAAGAAGAGGCATCAAACTGGGAAAGCAGAGCTGATGACTATGAAAGCGATGCGACTTGCCTGGCTAAGGCCATAAGAGAGGCTTTTGAATCTGCCAGCTTTGAAGATGCAAAGGTGATCCTCCAGCGAGCGATGCACGACCACAAAGACTATTTCTGAAGACCCGCTACGGCGGGTTTTTTCATACCTCAGTCGCTTCACCGAGGCGGCTTAGTTATGACAACCGGCGGCCATCCACCGCCCATTGAAACACTGAATAAATGCGTTGAAGTCTTGTATTAACCGTTCCGTTCGCCGCGATAAGGCCAAGAGGATTTATGAGCAACAAAACTGGAGGGCGCGCTTTCCCGTGCGATTCCATCGTGGAGCGCGACGAAGTTGGTCACTTAAATGGTTTCGAAGTCAGCTCTGGCGGCATGACGCTACGCGATTACTTCGCGGCTAAGGCTATGCAGGCCAGATTATCCAACCCGCAATGGATAGCCAGTGATGAGCGTGCAGCGTTGGATGCTTACCAAGTCGCAGACGCAATGCTCCGCGCCCGGGAGGCATCATGACAGTCACCCACAACGGCAAGCAGTACACCGCCAAAAAGCTCAACGATAACGAGTGGCAGCTGACGTCGGTATCAAACCCGCGTGAGAAGCTGACGCTGAACCGCTGGCACATGAAGCTGGCAGGGCTCCTGGAACAGGTTGAGGTGAAGGTATGATTGGAATGCACTACGGCACCGCATCAGTGCCACGTAGCGAGGTTTTACCGGGCACAATGCTGCAACACCACGGTAAAACTTATCGCGCCTCTGCGAACGTTGAGAAAGGCCTGTACGCCTTCAACATCTTCGAAAAAACCATCATCAAAAGTGACTCCGTTGTTGTGCTACTGAATGAACGCGGCGAGCCGATGGTTCACTGATACCAACCAACCTATTCAACCGATCGGCCTGGCATTACGCGGGCGGGATCTGCACATCCAAATTTCAGGAGAAACCATGAGCGAAGTAACGGACTTAACTGTCATCGAAATCAAGCCGGAGCAGGCGCCAGTGCTTTACGTAGCTGGCGGCCTTGATGCTTACCTTGAGCAAATCCGCCAGGCAGTAAACGAAGTGCCGGACCTGTCCACGAAGAAAGGCCGTGACCGTGTCGCCTCTCTGGCGGCGCAGGTATCCCGCAGCAAGACAGCAATCGAAAAGCCGGGCCGTGAATACCTTAAGCGCCTGAAAGAGGCTGTGCGTCCGGCTGAGGCCGAAATTAAGCGTTTCGTTGATGCTTGCGACGAGCTACGTGATGCCACCCGCCGCCCACTCACCGAATGGGAAGCCGAGCAGGAGCGCATCAAGGCTGAAGAAGCCATGAATGCGCTGCACGCCGAAGCGCTGGAGATGAACGAAGAGTTTGAACGCCAGCGCGCCGCTCAAATCGAAGCGGACCACGAAATGGCTCTGCTGATGAATGAGAAGTTTGACCGTGACCGCGAAGAGCAGCGCCGCCTGGCAGAACAGGCTCAGCGCGAACGTGACGAACGACTGAAGCAGGACGCGGCAGAACAAGCCCGCCTCGATGCCGAAGCGAAGCACAAAGCGGAGATTGAAGCCGCAGCACGCCGTGAAGCAGAAGAGAAAGCCCGCGCTGCACTGGCCGAACGCCAGCGCATTGAAGCGGAACAGCGTGCGGCACGCGAGAAGCAGGAAGCAGAAGCCCGGGCGGAACGCGAAAAAGAAGAAGCCGTTGCCGCCGAGCGCCGCCGACAGGAAGAGGCAGAAGCCGCCCGTCTGGCCGAAGAGCAGCGCAAAGCTGAAGAAGAAGCGCGTCGCGCCGCAGACAAAGAGCACCGCCGCACCGTCAACCGTCGTGTCTACGCAGACCTGATTGCCAATGGCATCCCCGAAGAATTCGCGCAGAAAGCAGTACTGGCGATCGCTGGCGGCAAAGTGCAGGACGCGCACATCAAATATTGAGGCAACCATGAACACACACCTCACTTACGACCGAATCGAAGAACGGCGCTGGGTCGAGCAGCAGCTCATCGACGAGAAAGAGAAGTGGATCGGTGACCGGGCTCGGGAAATCATCGATATGATGCCGAAAGAGCCGTCTGGCCTCTTCCACTTCACGATCCCGATTGACTCCAGGCCATACGAAGGACTTCGCAGCGATAGAGCCGGCGAGGTCTACAACGATTTCATTTCGGCAGTTGCTTACACCCAGGCGGAATACGACTGGGAACACCGTACCGGCTGCCCGTTTTAAGGAGGGATTATGAGCTTAACCCTTGTTGATTTCGTCAAACAACAGGAGCCGCTTTTCATTAAGGCGGCCACTGACGAGCGGATGGTGTGGGCGAAGGAAAGCCAGTTCGCCATCCAGCTATTTCAGAACAACGACTACCTCGCGAAAGTCGCATTCCAGAACCAGACCAGCACGCAGAACGCAATCATCAACGTTGCGGCTATCGGTATTTCGCTAAACCCAGCTCAGAAGCTGGCTTACCTGGTTCCGCGTAAAGGGGCTATTTGCCTCGACATCAGTTACATGGGCCTGATGCACATCGCGCAGCAATCTGGTGCCATTAAGTGGTGCCAGTCGGCAATTGTTCGCAGAAACGACCAGTTCCGCCGAGAGGGGCTCGATAAGCCGCCAATCCACATCTACAACGACTTCGATACTGAAGAACAGCGCGGGGACATCGTAGGCGCGTATGTAACGGTAAAAACTGACGATGGTGATTACCTCACCCATACGATGCGCATCGATGCCATCTACTCCATCCGTGACAGATCTGAAGCATGGAAGAAGTACAAATCTGACAACAGCAAAAAGTGTCCATGGGTAACCGATGAAGAGCAGATGATCCTCAAGACGGTTGTGAAACAGGCCGCAAAATATTGGCCGCGCCGTGAGCGCCTGGATGCTGCTATCGACCACGTAAACTCCGAGGGCGAAGAAGGTATCAACTTTACAGCAGAGCATCAGCCTGAGCGCGATATAACGCCGCTTAGCGAAGCCACGCAGAAAGAGATTAATGACCTGCTTGTCTCTTTGGATAAGACATGGGATGCCGATCTTCTCCCTCTCTGTTCACGCATTTTCAAACGCCCTATCTCGCAGCCAGCCGACCTGACAGAACAGGAAGGTGTTAAGGCTCTCGGGTTCCTCAGACAAAAGGCGGCAGCATGAACGCCAATCCACTTATGCCCGGTGAAAAATACGGGCACTTAACCGTCAAAGAATACTCGCACATGCTGAGAGGTAGAAGGATGTATCTATGCCTTTGTGTGTGCGGTAATTCCTGCCATAGGGCCGCGAATCAGCTTAAAAGCAACTCAATGAGCAGCTGCGGATGCATGACAGGAAAAAACACCACTCACGGCCAGCGCAATACCCGCGTTTACAGGATTTGGAGCGGGATGAAAAATCGCTGCACGAACCCAAACAACAAAGACTTCGAAAAATACAGTCATCGCGGTATCTGCGAAAGATGGCTGACGTTCGAGCTATTTCTTGAAGATATGGGTCTCCCTCCTACGCCCAAGCATCAGCTTGATCGGAAGAACAATGAAGGTCCGTATTCTAAAGATAATTGCAGATGGGCAACCGTTACCAAGCAGGCCGAAAACAGATGTACATCGTTTTACTGGTTTGTTGATGGATTGCGTTTTGAAAGCGTCGGAGCCGCGGCGAATCATTTTGGAGTGAAACCAGCAACCATCCACAAATGGTGTCATGGCTACAACAATAGAGGGATTAACATCCCGCCAAGAGCCAACTGCCGTAAGGAGAGGAAATATGGATAACAGGTGGCTCATTAAATTTGAGCAAATATTTGGGCCAATCGCACAAATTGAGCAAGGTAGCGAGACATGGGCAAGAGCGAGACTCGGAGTTATTACTGCCTCTGACGCTCACAACGTCATAGCCAAACCAAGATCTGGGAAGAAGTGGACAGACATGAAAATGTCCTACTTCCACACCCTGCTCGCCGAGGTATGCACAGGCGTCGCGCCAGAGGTTAACGCCAAGGCGCTGGCCTGGGGCAAGCAGTACGAGGAAGATGCCCGCACCCTCTTCGAGTTCACCACCGACGTGAAAGTCACGGAGTCTCCGATCCTGTTCCGTGACGAGAGCATGCGCACCGCGTGCTCCCCTGACGGCCTTTGCAGTAACGATTTCGGCCTCGAATTGAAATGCCCGTTCACCTCCCGCGACTTCATGAAATTCCGCCTTGGCGGTTTCGAAGCCATCAAGTCTGCGTATATGGCCCAGGTGCAGTACAGCATGTGGGTGACCGGAAAAGACGCCTGGTTCTTTGCCAACTACGACCCTCGCATGAAACGCGAAGGCATTCACCATGTCGTCGTTGAGCGGGATCCGCAGTACATGACCGATTTCAACGAAATGGTGCCGGAGTTCATCGAGAAGATGGACGAGGCGCTGGCGGAGATCGGATTCACGTTCGGGGAGCAGTGGAAATGAAACGCACACCCTTCTATCGCAGGCCCGGGCGAACCGGGCAATTCTCCGGTCTCCGTGAGCGCGTTATCTGGATGATTCAGACGCGCGGCCGCCCGGTAACCGGCAGCGAAATCGCCGAGAAGTTTGGCGTAACGCTCATCGAGTTTAACCGGGTTGCCAACGGCATCACTCGCGGCACCGGACAGATAGCGCAGATCGTTGAGACTGAGAAATGGCTCAACGAGGACGGTATCTGCGACCGGACATTTAGCCTTGCCAGCAAGCCAAAGGTTGTAACGCCGCAGGGCAAATCGCGGCTGTTCACCCGGCGTGCCATAGAGCAATCGCAGGAAGGCAGGCGGCAGGAGTGCATTGAACGTGCCGCGCGCCGTAGCCGCCTAATTGCTCAGGGCCTCTACATCGACGAAATGGAGTCCATCCTATGACTCACGCTCACGACGACATCAGGGTTGGCAAACTATGCCTTCCCTTCATTGGTAACGGCTGGATAATGCCATGGGGTGAAGTGGTCAGCAATCCATTAAAAGCGCAGCGGCTCGCTGAGGAATATCGGGAAATGCAGGAGGCGGCATGACAGCGAAATACTCACTTCTGTATGTCGATCCGCCCTGGTCTTACGGCAACACCATCAGCAACGGCGCCGCTGCCGATCACTACTCCACCATGAAGCTCATCGACATCAAGCGCCTGCCAGTGTGGGAACTTGCCGCCGAAAATGCAGTGCTGGCGATGTGGTACACCGGCACGCATAACCAGGAGGCTATCGAGCTGGCCGAGGCTTGGGGATTTACCGTTCGCACGATGAAGGGCTTTACCTGGGTGAAGCTGAATCAGAACGCGGAATTGCGCATCAACAAGGCGCTGGCCGAGGGTGAAGTCACCGACTTTTACGACTTCCTCGATCTGCTAAACGCCGAGACGCGCATGAACGGTGGCAACCACACCCGGGCCAACACCGAAGACCTGCTGATTGCCACCCGCGGCGCCGGGCTTGAGCGAAAGCTTGAGCAGATGGCGGTCGAAGCTGAGAAGAATGAAGGTGGCACAGCATGACAGCAGAAATCATCGATCAGGCCAACGAACTAGCGCAGCAGCGCATCGACATGGCGATCGCAGCACACCGCATCAACCGCAACGCCGTATCAGCTGAACATTGTAGTGAATGCGGAGAGGTTATCCCAGCGCCGCGGCGCGCTGCCGTTCCCGGCTGCCAGACATGTGCGGAATGTCAGACAGACTTAGAGCTGATTATGAAGCAGAGAGGTAAGTGACATGCATTCCTTGCAAGACGTACACGACAAGTTAGCCGATCTTGTATCAGAAGCGCACAAAGTAGCGTGTGCCCTCGATGTTGGTGACGAGCGCACTGAAGCTTTCGAGCTATACGAGGCACTTCGCCGACTTCAGCGCCAAGGTGCAGCAGCTGAGCTTCTTTCCGCGACCAACCCTCTTCTGGCCTCTCCTTATTACGACGAGGACTGGGAAGAAGATGAAGATGACTAACGCAACTGATAGCCAGTTATGAGCTGGCTATTGGGTGCTAAAGCACTGCTCCGTTATCCCTTTTGCCCGGCACCGCGCCGGGTTCTTTTTTGCCTGGAGGAAATGCATGGTTGAGGCAAAAACACTGACAGCCAGACAGGCGGCCGAGCTACTAATCACCTCACCGAGAACTGTCTACCGTCTTATCGACTCCGGCCAACTAGCCGGGAAGAAGATCGGGAACAAATACCGCACAACCGACGTTGCCTGTATTGCGTATTTACATGACCCGCGCGATCCTGTTTCCGCGAGCGCGGGTGAACATAAAGGAGAAATTTTATGTCCATCACCCTCAGAGGCGGCATCTGGCACTGTCATTTCGTTACGCCGTCAGGGAAAAGAATTAGACGATCTCTTGGTACGGGGGACAAGAAACAAGCGCAGGAGCTGCACGACAAGCTGAAGGCTGAAGCGTGGCGGGTTGATAAAATTGGGGAACTACCGACGAGGACGTTTGAGGAGTGTTGCATCAGGTGGATCCGCGAGAAGGAGCATAAGAGGTCACTCGATGACGATAAGACCAAAATCGAATATTTCCTGCGGCATTTCTCCGGCCGGGATATTTCAACCATCACAGCTGATCAGGTTCATGAGGCTGTTTCGAAGATGGTCAATCGTAAGCATATTCAGGTCTGGGAGTCGCGCAGGGACGCGGCTATACGCCGGGGGAAGGAACCGCCTCCGTATGTTGAGAAACCGGTAAGTCAGGCCACAAAGAGCCAGCACCTTTCGTTCATGCGATCTCTGTTCAAGGCTGCGGCTAATGACTGGGGCTGGATTAAAACGGCCCCGGTTATAAAAACCAAAAAGCCGATCAGCAAACGCATCCGATGGCTGACCAGGGACGAGGCAGAACGGTTAATTGCCTGCATGCCGGAGTCGATAAAGCCGGTGGTGATATTTGCACTGGCAACCGGCCTGCGCCGCTCCAACATCATTGATCTGGAGTGGCAGCAGGTCGATATGCAGAGAAAGGTTGCATGGGTAAATCCGGAGAACGCGAAGGCGGGCAAGGCTATCGGCGTAGCTCTGAATGATACCGCATGCAGGGTGTTAAGGGATCAGATCGGGAAAAGTTCCAGGTGGGTATTCGTTCACACGAAGCCATCAACGCGCCCGGATAAAACCGTCACTCCGGCTGTCCGCAAAATGCGAGTGGATGACAATGTAGCCTGGCGCATTGGACTGGAAAGAGCAGGTATAGAAGACTTCCGTTTTCATGACCTCCGGCATACCTGGGCGAGCTGGTTAATTCAGTCCGGCGTGCCGTTGTCCGTTCTGCAAGAAATGGGCGGCTGGGAGTCCATCGAAATGGTCCGTCGATACGCTCACCTGGCACCGAACCATTTAAGCGAACACGCACGAAAAATTGATGCCATTTTTGGCAACCATGACACAAATACGACACAAGGAGAAAATCAGGCTGGCTTGAAACTGGCGTAAGCGCCTGTTTTTAAATGGCACGCCCTGTAGGATTCGAACCTACGACCTACGGCTTAGAAGGCCGTTGCTCTATCCAACTGAGCTAAGGGCGCACGGAGAAGAGTGTACTTCGCGGTGGTGAAACGCCTGGAATTATACGGTCAATGCGTAGTGAGTCAATGCCTTTTCCGCCTTCTCTGGCGATAATGACTAGCTGATTGTAAATACGGCTGTTTTTTCAACATTTATCCCTCTTTTACGGGCTGCGAAAAGGCTTAGCCGCTTTTAAGTAACGCCTGCTGTTTTCCTGTTTACTTCACCTTCACACTGTCCTGCGGTAACCCGGCCGCCTGGAGGCTGGAAGTGAACAGGACGACGGAGTGACAGCGCCAGACCAGACAGGTTTTCCCTCGTGCGTGCAGCACATCTCACACGATATTACAGGCATTAAGCTTGAACCCATTGTCGCCCTCTCATCTTCGCGCACGGTGGGGGCCGAAGTGCTCAGTGTGCTGTCGCCGCATCAGCAAAACGAAAGCTTTTTCCAGGACTGGTCCGCCGCCCGGGCGCTTATGCTGCTGGAAGCACAGATCGCCGCGTTAAAAAACCCCTTCCCCTGTGACAACCTTTTCATAAATTTGCCGATAACCGTTCTGACCATACCGGAAATGTTTCAGCGTTTACTGCAACTTAACAGCCCACCGCTGAACATTGAACTCGTGGAGCCTGCCTCGTTCTTTACACTCTCAGACCCGGCGCGTCTGAGGGTGAGTTGTGCGCTTCAGCAGTTGACCGCGCGAGGACACCGGATCTGGCTGGATGATATTGATGAAGCGTCAGGACAAGCATTTTTATCCTGCCGCCTGCCATTAAGCGGAATAAAAATCGATAAGATCGCTTTCTGGCGTTTACGTGAAACGCAGGCGCTGACACAGCTGGTCACCCTTTGTTCAAAAATCGCTGCGAATGTGCTTATTGAAGGCATTGAAACAGAACGGGACCGTACTTGCGCGCTTCATGCTGGCGCGCGCTTCGGTCAGGGATATTATTGGCCATCCTGGAGATGGCAGGAGGACTGA